TTTACCCGTGTAACAAGTACGGGATGTTACCAGACATTGATTAAACATTCTCCTTATGGAGGTTATATATGATTGCCTCGTAGTAGCTCGTACCTATTACGGGGCTTTCTATTTAAAGCCAGTATACAATCGGTCATGACGCTGTGTGTGCACCTCTGACCGATGAAGGAACCTTGTAGAGGGCTGTGAAAACGGGGCGGGAAACCGCAGGAAGTACGATGCAAGGAAGCACTTAGAGGATGCTTGTACGGGTGTCACCCCACCTAAAACCTCGAAGCGGATGCAGGTTGATGTCATTCGCCCCTTGAAAGGCTCGGTCGTTATACGGGAGTTTGGAACCATTCAAGAGGAAAGTCCGTTGGCCGTTTGGCTCAATACGTCCAGGTGAAATCGGACTGCCAAATCGCCTAAAGGACACTCTATACCCACGTGGCTGGTGTTGCCGGGAATTTGGGTTGAGTGTATAACCAATAAGCCATGATTAAGAACATTAAAATATGCGCTATAATTGCAATATATTTTTATTATCTTTGCAAAAGCATGTCAAGTGGCATGCTTCCCATACTAACGAAAAGACATGAAAGGACTTACAATCAAACAAGAGAATTTTTGCAACTACTACATCGAAAGCGGTAATACTTCCGATGCCTATCGTCGTGCCTATTCGTGCGAGAAGATGAAAGATAAACAAGTGTGGGAAGAATCTTGCAAGTTGTTGTCCAACCCAAAGGTAGCCCAAAGGGTCAAAGAGTTGCAGGAGGAACAAAAAAACAAATCGGATATAACTAAAGAACGCATTCTACAAGAATTGTCCGGTATAGCTTTCTCATCCATTGCCAGCATGCACAACACATGGATAGAGCGTAAAGAATTTGATGAACTCTCTGACAAAGAGAAATCAGCAATAAAAAGTATATCTACCAAGATATTGAAAAAAAATATCGGAACAAGTGATGCTCCGGAAATTGTAGATGTTGAATATGTGAAGATAGAACTTTATGATAAGATAAAGGCTATTGAGCGTATATGTAAAATGCTTGGGTTTGATGAGCCTACCGAAATAGAGATGAATACCAGCAAACCCATAAGTGTCGAGGAAGCAAAGAAACTGATAGAAAGGCTATGATGGACGGTGTGCGGTATCTACAAGCATTTTGTATGTCGGGCGTTCTCAATTACACAAAATTTTTCTTTAAAAGTAAAACAGGGCGCAAATTTGTGGTGAGCAGACACCATGAACGCATATGTAATGCGTTGGATGATGTTATTTCCGGAAAAATTCAAAAACTGATAATCAATATTGCACCACGATATGGAAAGACCGAATTAGCCGTAAAGAACTTTATATCATACGGATTGGCACTCAACCCTTCCTCAAAGTTTGTCCATCTCTCATATTCTGACGATTTGGCTCACGATAATTCAGAAGAGATTAGAGACATAGTTAAATCAGAAGAGTATCAACAGCTGTTCCCGTATGTCCAGATAAAGAGAGGAACAGACAGCAAAAAGAAGTGGAGTACCACTGCTGGCGGTGGTGTATATGCGGTGTCAACAGGTGGACAGATAACGGGATTTGGCGCTGGAGAGGTGGACGATATAGATGATAAAGAAACAGAAAAAGAAATAGATAGCATATTAAAGGGGGCAAGGTTTTCCGGCGCCATTGTCATAGACGACCCTATTAAGCCGGAGGATGCTTTGTCTGACGTGAAAAGGGAAAAGGTTAACCAACGCTTTGAAACTACTATCCGTAACCGAGTGAACAGCCGAAATACCCCGATTGTAATAATCATGCAGCGCCTGCATGAGAATGATTTGTGCGGCTATCTTATGAAAACAGAGCCAGGGCAATGGACTGTTCTTTCATTGCCGGTCATAGAAAAAGAAGCGGACGGGAAAGAATTTCCTTTGTGGGAATTTAAACACACATTGGATGAATTGCATAATCTTAATAGAATAAATCCATTCGTCTTTGAAACACAATATATGCAGAACCCTACACCTATAGAAGGTCTTATGTACGGTACATTCAAGACTTATAGGGAAATACCATATACCAACCGTGCCATTCGGAAAAATTATACCGATACCGCAGATACGGGCAGTGACAGATTATGTTCCATAGATTATGTGGATACAGAAATAGGCAACTTTGTTTTAAGCATACTATATACGGACGCTCCTATGGAGGTTACGGAGCCGAAAGTTGCAACCATGCTTGCTAAGGACGGAATAACCGTGGCTAATATCGAAAGCAATAACGGTGGACGTGGTTTTGCCCGAAACGTAGAGCGGCAATCACGCATAATGGGCAATAATGAAACAGAAATAAAATGGTTTCATCAGTCGGGAAATAAGGAAGTTCGAATATTTACCCACTCCGCTGAGGTTATGAATCTTACATATATGCCAGAAGGTTGGGAAGTGCTCTTTCCTGAGTTTTATGCAGAGATAAAATCTTTTAGGAAGTTCGGGAAAAACGCACATGATGATGGGGCAGATGCTCTTACCGGAACCGTAGAAAAACGCGGAGATTTTGAATATGACAGCTATGAGGCTGCGACAGTCGCATTTTCCGGCATTCCAATTGTAGAAATACATCCACTGCTTAATGGGCGTTTTCTGTATGCGAAAGCGTATGTTGTACATGATACAATATATGTGGACGATGCGTATATAGGAGAATTGATTCCCATCAAAGAAATCGCCGCGCTGGTCGCTGGTGCCGATGTAAACATCGAGACTTCGCAGGCAATGCTTCATTATATACGCGATTATAGGGCTGAAATAGGTGATGTGTGGGCAAGGCAAGAAAATACAGGAAAACTTTCTTATATTGAAGCATTTAAGGGGCTAATTCGAGATTTTAAATTCAAGAGGGATAATAAAATGTCCTTATTTATGCGTAATCTAATGGACTATGACGGCAAAGATGTCTATGAAGCAATGTATGTATTGTGTTGTATAGCGGATAGAGTAAAAAGAAAATCAAAAAAATAATCATAAAAATGATGTTTGTTATTTGGAATTAGTCTAAATAATATATATATTTGCACACGTAGGGTCACTACAAGCGTGTGAAGTTGCACGCAACCGTATTAATGGACTAAAACACTAAATATATGGGAGTGGCCGCATTTATTTGCTGTCACTCCTGCTTTGTATATGGGCATATTTACTAAATTTTGGAAGCCAGAGAATAAAAAGTCTATTCCGATGTATGATAATGTAAATCGGGTAGAAAGAGATGCAGCAGGAAACTACTGGTTTTTGTCCGATTTGTTCGGAAGGCGTTCCAAATGGAAAGTATATTATGACATGACTGACAATTTGGATAAAGCCGGAGCGCTTGTTTCCTGTACGCCTTTCTTCACTGTAGTTGATAAAATCGGTTCTATGATGTCCCGTGGTATTCCTTATGTGGTAGATAAGGATGGAAATGAAAAAAGGACATTTGCCGATATACGTAATATACTCAACGCTCCCAATCCGCTGCAAACATTCTCTTCATTTGTAAAGCAAATTGAAATATGTCTTAAGGTATTCGGCTATTGTCCAATTGTTCTTGTTAGAGCGACAAAAACAAGCACTCCTAAGGCAATGTGGATAATTCCACCTGAGATTTTCCATATGAAAGGAACCGGCAAGGTGTTTCGCCAATACGAACTAAAAAATATTATATCAAGTGTATATATAGACTGTAACGGAACTCGATTAGAGTTGGAGGATTATGAATACCTTGTAATATATGACAGCAATATAGTAATAAATAGCGGTGCGACTGCTGATGTCAAATTTGAGTCCGTTTCAGATAGCCTTTCTCAGCCTATATCAAACTGGGTAGCTTCTATGTCTGCAAGCCATACATTGCTTGTAAATGGTGGTCCTAAAGGCGTGCTCTATAATGATTATACTGACCAGATGGGAAATGTTGCCCTTTCCTCGGAAGATGAAAAGGATATAAAGGACAGATTTAAACGTGATTATGGCTTAGTAAACAAGGAATATCCCATTTTGGTGACACGTTACAAATTAGGATGGCTTCCTCTTGATTTTAATGCTGATGAATTAAAACTTCATGAAGAAGATAAGAGGTGCACAGATAAGATTGCCAATGCAATGGGTATAAATGCCAATCTTTTTACGGACGCCAAATACGACAACCTTGAAAGTGCCGGGAAAAAGGCTTATCAGGACGTAATCATTCCAGATAGCCGAAAAATAGCAGAATGTCTTTCAAAAGCCATATGTCCGGAAGGTGTTTTTATTAAGATTGATTTTACAGATGTTGAATGCCTTCAAACCAATAAGGAGACAGAAGCCAATACTTTGGTTAAAGTTGCTGGTGCCTTACAGAGATTGATAGATAAGTCTTTGATAACACATGATGAGGCGCGTATAGAAGTTGCAAGATACATAGATATTGACCCGGATAATCCAAAAGGAGATTTTGATAGCAGTGCAGCAAGCAGTGCATCTGTTGAAAATAACGTCAATAACAGTAAGGAAAATGGAAACAATGACAAATAAATACAAAGATAAGATGGGGATGCAGTATAAATTGTTCTCCATAAACTCGAAGGATGTCCAATATAGCCCCGAAAGCCGGACTATCAGCGGATACGCTGCTGTATTCGGAAACATGGATAAGGCTCATGATATTCTATTGAAAGGTTGCTTTTCAAAAAGTATCAATGAAAGAGGGCCGCAAAGCCAGGCAAATGACAAAATTATACTCCTTTGGATGCACGACATGTCAGAGCCTTTGGGATTTATTACAGAATTGAAAGAAGATGATAGAGGGCTTTATTTTGAGGCGCGCATTGATGAGATTGAACTTGGAGATAGGGCCATAAAACAACTTGAGTCAGGCACGCTTAATCAATTCTCTATTGGCTATGAGTATGTATGGGAGAATTGCGAATGGGATTACGAAAAAGAAGCCCTGATTGTTAGAGAGGTTAAGCTGTATGAAATATCGGTGGTATCAATTGGCTGTAATGGAGAAACCGAGTATTTGGGGTTGAAGTCAATTGAAGACTACGAAAACGCTTATAAGGATTTAAGCGGTGAAATTTCCTTGTTATGTAAAAATATGAGTACAACCAAGCAACAGCGTTTGCAAAAAATTATAGCCAAAGCAATGTCACTTGCATCTTTTAGGCCGGACGGTGTTATACCTGCTCCACCCAAAGGGATGGAAGCCGGCAGTAATGGCAAAACGGAAGAAAAATCATTATGTAATTTATTAAAACTAAAATCGGTATGAAATTAGGATTTTTAGAACTTATGGACACATCCGGCTTGTCCGAAGAAAATAAGAAGTTTTTTGAATCTTTGGACGAAAAAATGGGAGAAGCCTTTGAAAAACAAGTGAAAGGTTATCTTGCGGATGAAGTGAAATTGGAAGATTTGCGTAAATCCATAAAGGATGCCGCTGATTCCATAAATGACATCAAGGAAAAGGATTTTGCCGGCATTGACAAAAAGACTTTTGAGGAGAAGGTTAATGAATTGGAGAATGCTATTTTACGTGTAAAGGCTTCTACCGAAGTAGGTAAAAACGGGGAGGTAAAGATTAAATCTGTTTATGAGCAGCTACACGAACAGCTCAAGGAGTATATTGCTGCGGACAAGAAGGGCGTTATGTCTCTTGATTTGAAATCGGCTTGTCAGTCGGCTCCCGGCAATAAGTTGGGATTAAATCTTGTGCTGGAAAAGAAAGACGCTGCAACTATTACTTCCGGGTCCCTTGCTCCGCATTACGGACTTGATGTTGACCCAAATTTATCAGTCAATCCGAGAGCGCAAACCGTCATTAGAAAATATGCAAATGTATCAAGCACAAATAATAGGGCTTTGGTTTATGCGGAATATACAAGCAAGGACGGAGATGCTGCATGGGTTTCTGAAGGTGGGCTAAAGCCTTTGATGGATGCGACATTGACAGAAAAAACAATAACCGCTGCCAAAGTGGCTATTACTGCTAAATTTACAGAGGAAACGCTGTCGGATTTTCCCAGCTTCGTCAATGAAGTTGAAACGGAAATGGTAAATAAACTTGGAATCAAAGAAGAGCAGGGAATTTTGTCAGGCAATGGCTCTGGTGGAGAAATAAAAGGCGTTGCATCGGATATGCCGGCATTCTCTCTCTCTACTTTCTATGTTGAGAAGCCAAATATGTTTGATGCTCTTGTGGCTGGATATTCGCAAATTGTATCCACCAGCGAAATGGCTTATCGTCCGAACCTTGTACTGATGAACCCATTGGATTACGCGTCCATGCAGTTGGCTAAGGATGCTAACGGTCAATATCTCCGCCCATTCCGATATGGAGATGAATTGATTCAGGGATTGCGTGTAGAAACTACTACAGCAGTGAAACAAGGAGATTTCATCATGGGTGATTTCTCATACTTGAACATTCGTGACTTGTGGGAATTGTCTATTACCTTAGGATGGGAGAATGACGATTTCCGCAAGAATATCGTGACTGTAATCGCAGAGAAGAGGCTGATGTGTTATATCAAGTCGCAATATAAGACCGCATTTGTAAAGGACACATTCTCTACTGTAATAGAAGGTATCACTCAAGGAGCAGAAGGAAAATAATTATGGGAAAAGAATATAGAATAAACCTGACTAAGCGTTATAACGTAACATTTGTCAAGGATGGTGTGAAGTATAAAACAGGCGATGAAGTTTCAGTCGGAATGGCTCTTGCGAGCAAGTTTTATGCCGAGGGTAAAATTGAAGCGACAAACGAACTGATTAATGATGCCAGAGCGTTGGGTTGCGAGGAGTTGTTCACTAAACGTAAATCTGCGAAAAAAGATACGGTATGATAATTGACTACGAATCTTTCACCGGGTTGCTGAGTGTCGGGATAAATCCTGACACTGGCGCTCCCTCTATAACAAGAGATGCGGAGTTGGGCAAAATAGAATCATATATTTCCGTATATGAACAGGAATATTTGATTCGTATACTTGGTGAGGATATGTGTAAGGCTTTTACCGATTATCTTAACTCAAAAGAAGATAGCGTTGATGATAAATGGGATAGGCTGCTTGCTATTTTATCAGAAAAATACAGCCCTATTGCTTGCTATATATTTTTCAAGTATATAGCGGACGGTAATTACAGCGTAACAAATGTTGGAACAGTAACCTCTGCCGATGGAGATGCTGTTTCTCCACAAGTTTTGCAAATTAGGGCATGGAATGATATGGTAAATATGAACAAGCGTGTTTATAAACTTTTGCAAGGAAAGGAATATGCTGGTGTATGTTTCAATCCATGTATGTTGCGTAAAATAAACTGTATGGGAATATGAAGCCGGTAAATGATATATTTGCGGACATTGTAAAAAAGGTATCGAAAAGATACGGAAGCAATGTGTCGTTTTTATTCGGAGACTGGGCCTACATAAGCAATCAATTAACTTTATGGGGTAAAAGTCCCAAGACAAGTAAATTGAAGTTTCCTATAATATGTCTTTATTCTCCGTTCACGGAAGATAGAAGTTCTGCCGAGACTGAGGTTAGCCTGGAGTTTATTATTATGGTAAACACTTTGAAAGGGTATTCGAATGAAGACCGGCAAAAGACTTCCTTTGAGCAGGTATTGCGACCTATATACAATCTTTTCTTGGATGAAATCAAGAAAGACATAAACATTGTCCGTAGTTACAATGATGTGGTTCCACATTCCTACATTGAAAACTACAGATATGGCAGGGTTGGGGTAATAGGAGAAGACGGGAAACCATTCAGTGATTTTATTGATGCTATCGAGATGAAAAATGTAAATTTAACCATTAAAGAAGTAAAATGTTATGGCAACAGATTATAGAAAGTGTCCGGGCGTTGCAACTTTTAATACGGGTAGCTCCGTGTGTGTGCTTGACCCCGGTAAAATAAAAGCTATCATACTGACTATTCACGGTCATAAGATACCTACAGAGAAAACAGCGGAAGCCTTTGAAAAGGCTTGCCATGCAGACCGTCCGGGAAGAATATTCCCTATCAAAACGATTGTGGAATATGCACCTTCCGGTGGAGAGGCACAAACTTCCGCTACGGGATACGGCCCTGCTAAAATCACAAGCTATTCAGCTAAAAATGATGTATGGACTTTGCAGGACTACGATGCCAGCTTGAAAGCAAACATCATGGTGGCAAAGAATGTGGCATTTGATGCTTATTTTGTAGATGAGAACAACGTCATTTACGGAATGAATGACGGTACGAAAGATTTGGCGGGCATTCCACTGTCCGGCGTTTATCCGGGCGGTCAGGACTGGGATTCTTCTGGCACAGAAGCCAACTTGACTATCGCAACCATGTTCAAGGATTACGAAAAGTATATTAAGAACGCGGATGTGAGAGCTTATGATTTTGATGTCGTTGACGCATTGAAAGGATTGGTATATGTTGATTTGGTATCAACGGAATCAAACAAGTATAAATTGATTGAGCACTTCGGAAATTTGGATATTACGGAGTATTACGGTGAATTACTGGCAAAGAATGCAGAAAAAGTGTTGGACGGGGCGACAAGTGCTTCTTATGCTAACGGGGTCATTACTACCGTTGGCGAGGACTCCGTTACCCTTGCATCTCCCTCTGTATTGCAAGAAGCTGGAATTACGGGTATTGAGGCTTGGACATGATAGTAGAAGGTGTAACATTCAATGAGGAGAGGGTGAGAAATATGAAGAAGAGGGACTTCATAAACACACATAAGAATGTGTTTTTTCTTGACCGACCGCCCGAAGAAAGGGAGAAAACCCTTTCGTCCATCTACGATGATATAGCATCTTCCGGTGCGGCAAGACAGAAAAAAGATGATTGTATATTATGATGGTGGTATCGTTTAATTGGGGGCGTTCATTCGCCCCTAAATTGTCTTGACTATGGCTAACATTATTGAAGCAGAAGAAAATTTCAGACGGTTTGCTACCGGATTTGAACCGATGATACGGGATATTATGGTAAAAAACAGAGAAGAAGTTTCCCAATATATTGTAGAACAACTATGGTCAGGTATTAACGGAAATGACAAACCGTTACGCCCTACTTACTTTAATGACCCGTACTTCAACACCAAAGAAGCGGGGCATTGGTACAAGAACGCCAAAGGCTATGCTGCTTTCAAGCAAAGGGTAGCCCCGCTTATGTATTCTTCGCTGATAAACGCTCCGGTAAGTTCTAAAGGGACGCCAAACCTGATAATTACGGGTGAATTTCACGATTCTATTACAGCCGTACCGATAGATAAGGGGCTAAGGATTGAAAGTGTGGGGATAAGCTTTAGCGGTGATATAGAAAAGAAATACGGACAGGCGATTTACAAGGTCGGTTCTTATGCGAGAAAGGCATTCATGGAAAGGCATATAAAGCAAGGCATTGCGGATTATTTTAGAAAATTCGGTTTATAATGGGATGTGCGTGTGAAAACAAAAAGAGAATGGCAGATATAGCTAAGATGCGTTCGCTTGCAAGAAAAGCCGCAAAGATGGAGGGGAAAGTATATATCCTTTATGAGAAAGACGGGGTTTTCAATTTTTGCCCGAGAGGCGAAATGTTCAACGGGAAACTGATTGAATATGTTTGGTTCTGATATTAAAAAAAGAACACTGTTTTTTGTATAACCCCCGTAATTTTTCTGCCTTTAAATTGAAAAATATTAAAAACAGAACAAAGGCGGAAGTTATCCCGCCTTATACAATCATTTTCTGGTTATTATACTCATGTGTGGGTATTTGGTTTCATGAATTGTCGGCTTCTTGAGCTTTTCTCCTTTGAGTTCTGCAAGTTCCGCCTTGACTTCCTTAAGTTCGTTCAATAAATCCGTATATCCTTCCGTCAATCGGAGGATGTGTTGCATCATTGCTGTGCTGATTTCCATAATAGATGAATATTTGTTTTAGTCGTTATTCCTGCCATCTGCCCGCCAGCCGTATTGCTGACGGGGTATCATAACGTGAACGTTGGTCGAAACCTCAACGTGCATCTATGCTTGGTTACGTGGCAATATGTTTTTGGGTATAGTTATATCCGTCCGCATAAATGCGGATAACACAAGTCGTTAGTTTATAAACTTTAGATTACGCAGCGGGTTCTAATTCTCCTTTTATCTGCTTAATGGCTCTCTTCACGTCCCAATCATTTTCATATAGAGCAATAATGAAGCGTCTACCTTTCTGCGTCCATACAGTATATGTGTTGGTATGGGTATTACCTCTTTCACTTGTGAAAATATTGGTTCTCGTTTCATGCATACCCCATTTGTCGTATGGTGATTTTAAGAGCCACTGCCCCGACTGTTTGAACTGTATTCCAAGTTCTTTCAGTTTGTTGTTCAGTTTTTCTGCCGACATCCCTATCTCTTTTGAGATTTGAGTGGTTGTCATGGCATTGACGCTCAACAGATGGTTGTCGTAGTAGCTAACTTTTGGAGCAGCCTCCTTGATTTCCTTGTCTTGCAGGTCAATGGTGGCTTGCTGTTGCTCCGTTTGGGCTTCAAGCTGCTTTAACCGTTCCTCTCTCTTGGCAAGGGTGGCTTGTGCGATGGTTAGAGCACGTGCCATGATTTCTTCGGGAGTGTCGTCCTGCTTGGTGGCGAGATAGCCGCCAGTCTTGCGGATGGTCTTTAGAATTTCCTTAACTCCTTTCTTAAATTCTTTGGCGATTGGCTTGCGGGATTGGAATAAGACTTCATACAAACCGTCCTCTGTTAACAGCCAAACTTCTTGATTTCCACCAGGGGTCGTAATAATGTTACGAACCTTTTCATCGCTTTCTACAAGGTTGGTTAACTTACTTGAATTACTTTCAGAATAGTTCAATACTTCTGCCACTTCTTTGGCTAGGAATAACGGATTTTCGGCAGTTCCGTAAACCGTGAATTTGTGCCCCAGCAGCTCTGTTTCGCTTAGGACTTGAATAGGATGTTTTGACATAACAAAAAATGCACCTACTACGAGCTGTCAAAACATCCATAGGATTATTTTGGGGACGTTTCCGTTACCCCACTCGGTAGGTGCAATATCTTAAATTTATGATACTACTTGGTATGTATTGGCAAAAAAATAACTCCAATGATTGAAGCCATAGGGGTTTGCCGCCCCTATGAATGTTTTGACGTTACAAACATACAAACTATTTTTGAAAAAAGCAAGAAGGAACAACTTTTTTGCATGTAAAGTAAAGATATATGTATATTTATTTGGATTTATGAACGGTTATCTATTTTTTTGTAAAAAATATAATTTATAAAGTTATGAAATATCTGTTTTTTTTAATCATTCTAAGTGCTTTATCTTCTTGCGGTGGGAAAACTAAAGAGGATTATAAAAAAGAAATTTATGCAAAACGAGAAGCGGAAGCAGAAGTAAGGTCTGAAGATTTAGCCAAAGAAATAGCCATGCTTGAAGCCCAATTATCTAAGTATCCTAAAACTGCCGAAGAAAAAGAAGTTGAACAATCGGAAGCGCAAATGAAAGAAATGGAAGGTGATAATAATTTTTTCTTTAACGAAGGATTTGTCAACAAAGATAAATACAAAAAGATAAAGCATATTAAACTAAATTTATCTTCGGAGCTATCTGAGATTAACGGGAAATATAAACTTTATAGAGAAGCGAAAAAAATTAATGCTGTTGGTATTGTAAATTATAAGGTTAAGTTTACCCCGTTTGTTGTATCGGGAGATGCTGTTATTCTCAGATAAATTACATCTTCGGAACAATTTTAATTCTTCCATAAACAATAAGATTTGAACAATAAAAAAACTGCACTACGTGTTGTCTAAGTTATCATAGCGAAACTCCGGGGTTGTTTCCAATTCCCGACACGGTGCAGTTATATCTTGTATATTTTAAGATACAATATTAATATGTATGGGCACAAAAAATGCCGCGATGTTTGCGGCTTCGTACCGCTATGATTTTTAGACACTACAAAGATACGAACATTTTCCGAATTAGCAAATGCTCTTTTGTAATTTATATTATATCTAAATTATAAATATTTTCTTTAAATATATTGGCTGTCTCTTTCTTTTAGAGTTATTTTGCAAACAAAACTTAAAACAAATATCTTTTATGCAACATAAAAAATTTGATAACATTTAAAAGCTTATGAAAAAACTATTATTTTTGTTTCTGATTTTGCTATCAGTAACATCATGTAAGAGCACTTATTATGAAATAGGATATTCCCTTGATTATAGAGAATATGTCAAAGACCCTAACTTTGTAATTAATCCTACTGAAATTGGGAATAAGGATTTTACTCCCGTAGGTCCAATATATTTGGAGTTTCATTCAGGAAATAAAGTAAAAAAAGAAGATAGAAACTATGTGCATGAAAAAAGAAGCATATCTATTGGAAAATATTATGTCCCTACTTATGAAAGAATGATTTCATCCGCAGTTAATAAAGCCAAAGAGATGGGCGCAAATGGGATTATTTCGTTTAGTATTGAAAAAATAGAAAAGGGTAGGTCTAATTTACCGGTATATATAATCAGTGGAAATGCAGTGATATACTAATTGTATTCTTAAGATTATTTCCAAATAATAAAGCCAGATGTAATGTCTGGCTTTTTCTTTTTCTCTTCCCTTTTATGATTTTCATTTTTGCCTTTCTTATTTAGAAAATTCTAAATAATTCAATATCTTTGTATCACCATGTGATGTTGCATGGCACTCAATATTAGGACTTATGGCAAACGAATTTATAATTACCGATTTAGTCGACAAAAAAGCCGTACAACAATTAAAGGAACTCCGTCTTGAATTTGATAGTACAAAAGGGTCTTATGTGGAGCTTGCTAAGGAGTTGGCGCAAGGAGTAAAAACTAATCCCAAAACATTTGATGAACTTTCCCAAAAAGCACGTAATTATACCTCGCTGTTGGAGAAATTGAATAAGACGCAGGAAAATATGGCATCTATTCAGGCGAAACAACTTACCGTGCTACGTCAAGTATCCCAGCAACTAAATTCAATGTCATCTTTGCAAAAGTTAAACCTTCTGTTTGAACAGTTCGCTAAAAATATCAAGAATGCAAGTGATATGCTTGCCGGATTATCTTCCGTATCCAACCAGGTGTCTTCGGCACAGGATAATGCGGCTAAAAGCACCCAAACAGCAAGTAATATAATAAGCCAGGCATCCACTCAATTGCAGGCGGCAAATATGAACTATGCCACCATAATCGACACCGTACAGGCATATGATGGCGAAGTTACTAAGTTAACGGCTGATACCATAGCCAATAAAGAGGCTATGAAAAAGATTGATGCGGATATTAAATCTCTTGGAAAATCTTATAAAGACGGAGAAATTACTTTGTCTGAATATATAAGGCAGTCTTCGCTATTAAAACAAAGGCATACGGAACTGATGGCGCAAAATCAACAATATTCAGCTTTGATAAAAAATCATTCCACGGCAATTATTTCAGCTTCCGGCAGCTATTATGAAATGAATGCCGCCATGCTTGAGTTGCAGAAAAGGTATAAGGCGTTGAGTGAAGCTGACCGGGAAAGTAGTGTCGGGAAGAATTTGATAGCGCAAGCCAATGCTTTGAATAATAAGTTGAAAGAAATTGACTCTCAATTTGGGAATTATCAAAGGAATGTAGGTAATTATGCGTCCTCTTGGAATGGGCTTAATGTTCAGACGCAGCAGTTATTGCGAGAGTTACCGTCTTTAACAATAAGTTTCAATCAATTCTTCCTTGCCATATCCAACAACTTGCCAATGTTTGTGGATGAATTAAAAAGAGCAAGTGAAGAGTTTAAGCGGATGAAATCCGAAGGACAAACTGCGGTTCCGGTATGGAAACAACTTCTTGGCAGTTTATTTTCTTGGCAATCAGCACTTGTAATAGGTATAACATTATTGTCTGCGTATAGTTCGGAGATTATAGATTGGGTTGCGAGTTTGTTTAGAGGAAAGAAGGCATTGGATGAAATAATTTCCGTTCAAGACAAATTAAGGACAGCTCAAAAAGGAGCTATTCGTGATACAATAGAAGAACGTATCAAATTAGAACTATTATATAAGGCTGCCACCAATAAAAAAGCTATGGAAGAGCGTATCGTAGCTGCAAATGAATTAAAAAGTACTTTCCCTAAATTATTTGATAATTATACAAAAGAACAAATAATGACGGGAAATGCAAAAGACGCATATAGATTATTAACAGCACAGATTATCGCTACTGCCAAAGCTAAACGGGTAATGAATGAAGTGACAAAAGCCGCAACAAATTACGAGGAAACCGAGTTTAAACGGCTTAATCAAGTTTATACTGTCGAAAAAGCACGTGCAGAATATCAAAAGTTTGTAGATACGGGATTATCGAGAACAGAAGCAGGTATAGATGCAAAAAAGAAACTTGAAGCGGAAGAAGCAACTTTGAAAGCCTTAAAAGAGCAAAGTATTCAGTATAAGAACCAAATGAATGATTTGGAAAAATTAGTAGATGTAAAAGCATTGGTTAATGACCCAGGTAAAAATAATAAAGCTTATGACGATGAAAAAAAGAAAGTGGAAGAATACGCTGAATATATCAAGAAGATAACAGAGGATTTATCCAAATCTAAAATAGAATTGATAGCTGACGGTAGAGAAAGAGAAATAGCTGAAATCAGTAAGGAATACTATGATAGGATTAAAGAGATAAAGGGTAGGACAGACGAAGAAATAGAGCTTCGGAAAAATCTTGAAACGCTGAAAGGAAAAGCCATTGCGGAAATAAACGATAAATACGATAAGGAACAGCTTGAAATAGAAAAAACAAATCTTGAAAACAGATTGGCTTCCATTGGGGAAAACTCGAATGAAGAATTAGACAAAAGGCTTAATCTCCAAATACAACTCAATAATATGATGCGTGATGCGGAAATAAAGGACGCTGAAAAGAATGGAGAGGATGTTGTGGCGATACGCATGAAGTATATGCAACGGGAAAATTCTCTCATAATGCGAAACCTCCAAGAAAGAATTGGGTTGATTGAGGCAAATACTGATAAGGTAGTAAACGAGCAGGAAACATCCGCTTTGAAAGAAGCTAATATCATAAAAAAACAATATGCAAATGGCGAAATCAGCAAAGAGGATTACGAAAAGAAATTATATGATATTGGGGTTAAGTATGCTAAGGCGCGTCTTGAAACACTTATGAAAGAGGCGGAGGCTGAAATGTCCCTTCTTGACCCAAATAGTGAAAAGTATCAAGAGTTGGAAGACAGGTTAGCCAACCTTCAAGCACAGATAAACGGAATAAATTATGATGATGCTACCAAGAAACGGGAAGAATGGATAGGCAAGTTTAAAGAGGGTTTGTCAGGGATGAACTCCGCCGCAAGGGATGCGCTTGGTGAAACGGCAGGAATATTCGAGGGGTTATCTGATATAATGGTTGACGTAGCAGAGGATGGAAAGTTGAGTTTTGAAAACATGGCGCAAGCCGTAGGAAAGATAGTATCAGGCATCACCTCGTTAATGACAGATATATATGACGCCCAGATAGAAAATATTGAAAAAGAACAAGAAGCCAACGATGAAGCATACGATAAAGAAATAGAACGTATAGAAGCCCTTGAAGAAAATGGTGCAATTTCTACCGAAGAGGCAGAAGCTCGCAAACGTGCAGCCGAAGATAAGACAGCCGCCAAAAATGCAGAGCTTGAAAAGAAAAAAGCTGCATTACAAGAGAAGCAGGCTAAATGGAATAAGGCAAACTCCATTATTCAGGCAGGAATATTTACCGCTTTAGCTATAACAGAAGCGTTGCCCAACCTTGTTCTTGCTGCATTAGTCGGTGCTATGGGAGCCGCACAAGTAGCCCTAATAGCAGCCCAACCCATTCCCAAATACGCCAAAGGAACAAAAGACCATCCCGGCGGTTTGGCAATAGTAGGTGATGGCGGCAAGAAAGAGGGTATCGTAACTAATAACGGGCTTTTTATCACTCCTGATAAGCCGACATTGGTAGACCTTCCGGCGCATGCGCAGGTAATCCCTGATTTGTCATATATCTATGACCGTAGAGGACTTACATCGGATTATGGTTTATTGGAACAAAAGCTAAAGAATATGAGAGAAGAGGGGATTGTTGTTAATGTAAACAACGATTACAGCCGACTTGAAAGAAAGATGGAAAGCAATACCAAACAATTGCAGAACATTGGTCGGATTATGAAGAAAGCCAACCATATTGCGGATTACAATTGGATTTCAAGCAGAGTATAAGATATGATATATAATGACTTAAACAAAATATGCCTTTCCCGCTTTATAAACATATTCCTGGGGGATATTGATAAGGTTGTTCAAGGCGGAAGATATAGTATCAGAGAAAAGGCTTTGGCGGCCGAGAAGCTATGCAATGAATACTTATCAATAATAGGGGGAAAGTCTGTTTCTGCCCAAATAAACCGGAAAAATGAAGTGCTGAAAATTCAAATCCGATTAAATTGCTTTGCTATATGTCAGGAACTCATTTCTTCTGGAAACTGGAGTGATGCTGTAGAAGTCATGTCTGCTTTGGGTTATAAATTCAGAGAGGACGAACATGATAAGATAAAGAACCGGATAAGCAGCGTTTCCGCTTCTGACAACTACCGCCTTGCAAAATTGCAGGAAACATCTCCTGATATAGGGAAAATAAAAATGGATAGGGAATATTTTACCAAAGAACGCGTTTCTTTAATGTCTCATGTAAAAATGCACATTGATGAAAACACGTTCTCCGCCAAAGAATATGCCTATATGGTCAAACGTATGTGTGATGACATAGATGCTATGATACGTTCAACTTCAAAAAAGAAATAGATATGTATTACAGATGTGAACTGTTGATAGGCGGAATGACATATGACGCCACAAATGAGCTTGTTAATTGGGACGATGTAGAGATGTCTTTCAAGAGAGGGGATTATGACGGAGTTGTTCGTAGTTTTTCCACAAAATTTGAGTTTGCCAACGGCGCTTATTCGCTATTGCTGAAAGAATATTTGTCGAATTACCTGAACTCATCTGCAACACTCGTGTTTTATACCAGGAATAACTCATGGCTGTTAAATGAAAAGTTCAGATGCGCTTTGGACTACTCTACATTTTCCTACAATGATACGACGTGCGAAATAAATGCCGTCGACAACAGTCTCGCAAGCTTGATTAAGGCAAAGAAAGGCACGCAGTATGAATACCCGGTAAAAGAAATAAAGGAGTCCCAACCTTTGGATTATGACAGATTGTTAATGAACAGTGATATAAAATGGTCTATACCAAGTGACGCAGAGGAGCCTAATGTTTCCCATGTAATGACTGCTTATCCTAATGCTTATTATACTATTCCTTTTTATATGTTAGGACAACCGGAAATTGCGACAAAGGACATTGTAGAGGTTTTTGATACGGCTGAAAACCGATTTGAAAGTACGGAAAGTCTATTCGGAGAATATCTGTTCAAAAATATATCTGACAGGGATTTGACCATACGGATAAAAGTAAAATTCAGTGTATTCATTACGTATCAGAAACCAGGCGTATCCTTCCCGATATATATACGGCTTTCCTCTTATAATGAAAATAGTAAAGAGCTTAAAATATATTATCAATCCGCTACAATTCAAACATTTAATACATACACTGTCGATATTGATGAGAATTTGACAATATCTCCAGGTGAGATGATTAATTTCAATATAGCACTTGCAAAATCTGATCAAAAATTTCCCGTTAATTTTAAATTCAACAGTCTTGACACACCGTTAAATATAAGTTTTTCCGAGCGTGGAAAATCTGTAAAAATAGATTGTATCAGTCCTAAAGTATTGCTTAACCGTTTACTGAGGTCTATAACTGATAAGAACAATGTAACGGGTGAAATCGCCACCGGAGTAGATGAGCGTTTAGACATGGCGATGATAGTTCCGGCAGAAAGCATACGAGGACTTCCCAATGCCAAAATATATACATCTTATACCAAATTCGCCAATTGGATGAGCGCGGAATTTGGGTTTGTCCCTGTAATCGGTGACGAGAAGGTGACATTTGTTCATCGTGATACTTTATTCCAAGATACAGAAATAAAGGACTTGCAGGCCAGCACTTCCGATTTGGAATACAATGTGAATGCCGGACTGGTTTATTCGGGGGTAAAAGTCGGGTATGACAAACAGGATTACGACAGTGTAAATGGTCGCGATGAATTCCGCTTTACCAATGAATACACCACCGGCATTACATTGACAGATAACGTATTGGAATTAGTTAGCCCATATAGAGCCGATGCTTATGGTATGGAATTTCTTGCGGAAAAAAGAGGTGAAGATACGACTGACAGCGACAGTGATAATGATATATTCTTTGTTGGAGCATCACTTGACGGAGAAAAATACAAGCTTGTAAGGGATGGATATATAATATCCGGTGTCATATCTCCTTCTACCATGTTCAATGCCATGTATTCCCAAAGGTTTATGATTGAAGCAAACGCAAGGTATATAGGTGCTTTTGCCAACGCGTTGGAGTTTACATCATCTGACGGTAACAGTGATGTGACAATCAATGGAGTTAGCGAAAGGTCGAGCATTGTATTGGGAAACAAACTGTTCACGGTAGGAGAACTTTCCGTCAAGACCGGAGATTTGGAAATACCGTCAGACTTGACGGGTTACATTCGGGTGGAAAAGAACGGGCGTATCTATAAAGGCTACGTAAAAAGTGCAAGCTATAATTATGGACGACCGGAAGCGGTAAAATATTCTTTGATAGTCAAGAGTGTGGATTAATAGATGAGGAGATTCCATATAAGTCTATCAGGCACTCGTTATTTTATAAGGTATTATTTGGAATTGGTCTAAATAGTATGTATATTTGCGCATGATGTGTGAAGTTGCACATCACTATAAAAGGACGAAAAGACATGGTAAAAGTTGGTGATGTTTGCCCTCTTTTTTTCTCACCTGTAAAAGATAAGTTTGGGCTTGATATGGACTATATTCAGAAGTTCCACGCTTCTGATAAAATCCATATACAGGTATTCACTAATGCTTCTGAGGAAGTTTCAGCGAGCCTGAACAATCTTGCCGCAGGAAATTCTACACCAATATCACTTTCCACATATAATCATAATGACAATGTAGTGATGTATTACGCCATTCTTCGAGACTTGGAGGATGCCGTATATACGGTTACAATCAACGAAGATACATCAGAACCTTTTATCGTATGCTCCTCTGACGACTTGTTAGAGGAAACTGTGCTTATCCGTTATTCCCATAAAAGCAATAACTCCGCTTTTGATAACATATTTTGGGTAGATGATATTCAGCAAGTATTTAATTTTCGTGTGGAAGCAGGATTTAAACCTGGAGGATATTCCCCTCGAATAGATAATGAGCAATATCGCAACCAAATGCAAGAGATAGAAGAATTATACGCAGTACCTTATGATGTATATAATCTTACAATAGGAAATTCAAACGGCGTCCCTTATTGGTTTGCAAAACACATAAACCGCATTTTATGCCTTTCTATGGTGGAAATTGACGGGACAAGATATGTCCGTTCGGAAAGTTCTGTTCCGGAAATGACGCAAGTTATTGAAGATAGCCAGTTGTTCCATATAAATATGGCTCTTGAATTACAGAATAACGATATTGCAGGTATTGGCGGCTCTCCGGAAGCTGGCTCTTCCGCCTCTTTCCCTGCATTCCTGATAGACCACGCCAAAGATGGAGAGATGTTGCAATTCAGCGCAGAAAAAGCTGCATTTACTAATGTTGATAAGGTTGAGGTATGAAAAAAAGGCTTAGTAAAATATTATGGTTTGGTGATGCTCTTAATGAAAACAATCAGGCAGCTCCCCCTGCTTTATCTCCGAGTGATGAAGAGCATTTACAAGGTCTGAATCTCGGGGAAATATATATATGCGTCGCAGATGCCGACCCAGCACTGTTCATCAGGACTTCCGCCGACCGAATTGTCTACTTTAAGGCTCTTGATATAGAGGCTTTATCCAAGTTCTTTATAAGAAAAGACAGACCGGACGAAGCTGGATTTTTAATAAAGTTCTTAGGTGGATTGTTTTCAGACTACATCCAGTCCATGAACTTTTCTTCCGGTGCTCTCGGTGAAGGCTTTGTTATTAAAGTAGACAGCAAGACGGGAGACAGCTATTTGGAAGTAGACCATATGTTGGCACGCAAAAGTGCCACGTTTATTGAGTTGCTGATACAGCGATTACGCCAGGTTGGCGGTCAGATAATACTTTCTCCCGCATCCATGTCATGTTCTAAGGTAGAGGAATACGATACCTTTTACCGCTGTTACTTCGAGAACACAGACGGGGAAAAGACCATTGTTCAGGAATTTGTAATAGGAGACCAAGCCCGCAGCCAGACATTCAACATCAAGCCAGGCGTACATGAGAACGTCTCTAATACCTACTATTGGCGGCTGGTGACAAGCGTAGGTGACAATTACATAGACCTTTCGAAGAGCGACTGTGACACGGGGTCTGCCGCACCACAAGCAGGCGATGACATTGTACAGTTAGGCAACCGGACGGATAAGACCAGACAGAACGCCATCGTATTGGCAGCATACGGGAATGATACTCCGAGCTTCCGTCAGTATGCAGGGATTGATTCTTATTCTTTGGCTGGTAAAGAAGTGACAGCTTTCAGTCCTAATGGAAATAAAGTTACTGGTGACTTTATCCTGAAAACGGGTGTGAATATCCTTACCCAGTTCAAGATATTGGAAGATTTGATTTACTCTGAAATCTCCAAAGTGCTTGACGAGGTGCAGGCAAAGGATAATTATCTGTATAACGCATCATTTGCAAGCAATACGAACGGTTGGGAGACAAAGAACGATGTCCGTTTCTTTACTGTAAACGGAAAGTTCTTATTGGTTAACGACAAGTTCTATTCCCGTAAGGATGCTATGGCTGCCATTATTAGAGACGGAGATAGAAACGTGCTTCGTATCCTTTCTTCCGGAATTAAACAGCCCAATGCAGATTTAGCCAATAAGCCTACCTATGAGGAAGGGGAAGAACCGAAGAAGTTCTTTATCTCTTTCCGGTATAAGGTAGCTACAGCCGGAACGCTGACAATAGGATTTCCCGGTCAGAACCTGCATTTCACCGAACGTATTGAACCGGGTGAGGAATACGCAATGAAGGAGTATTCCGGCGCATGGGACGGAACGGGTGATTTCGAGTTGAAGTTTACGGGGGATATATACATACACTCGCTGGCTCTTACCGAAAACGCATTCGAGGATTTATATACAAAATTAAGTTCCGAAATAAAGCAGACAGCGGAAAGTATCAGGTTGGAAGTAAAGGAACTTTCTGAAAGTAATAATCAGAAGTTCTCACAGATTGAGCAGACAGCGGAAAACCTCAAATTGTCTGTTACAAAAATAGAGGAAGATGTAACGCAGTTGGGGCTGGACATCAATGGAGTTACCGATGAACTTAAATTATATGTCAAAAAAGACGGATTAGGTTCAGAAATCAATGTGGCACTTGATAACATTTCCGTGGTTTCCAAAAACATATACTTTACCGGAGATATATCCGCCAACGGGAATGTGTCTATTCAGGCAGACGGGACAATAAAGGCTATTGGTGGATATTTTGAAGGAGAGATAAATGCAAACAGCGGGGTGTTTAAAAATGTAAGAACTCCTAACAACTCTTTGGTGATAGACGAAAATGGGAATGTTAGCATTGTTGGCAAAATATCAACCGCTTCGTCAGGTACAAAAATAGAAATAAACCCAAATTCAAACAGCCTAAAATTTTATAATTCAAAAGGATATGATGTGGGTGGAATTTCATTCCTTAATAGTGAAGGCGGAGGTACTTCTGTTACTTACCCAAGATTAAAATTGGACAATATAGCAAGTGATGGCAACTTAACTGCGTATACCACCCTTTTTGCAGGGTCATTGTCAATGATTTCAAATTTAAGTGGGTCAAGATACCAAGTGTCTCTTGGCATCTACGGACTTTCTTTTTATAAAGATGGAAGATTAACTAAATCATACCCAAGCTCATGAAAAAGATAAATTTTAAACAATTACTGATTGCTACGGACATTACCCGTAAGCATTGTGAAAATATAGATTGTAGAGAGAATTTTGCGAATGTATTATACCGGAACGGTAACGGTATCGCATCACATGCACTCGCTTTGAAGATATACAACTCCAATGAAGAGACAGAGTATAGTGATGAAGAAGTGGCCCTGATACAAGAGCATGCAAATGCTTTTTGCAAACCTTTCTTCATTGACGCGCTCAATCGTGCTATCAACAATCAACCGGAAGAAGCAACCGATAAACAGGAATAATTATGGCTTGGACAGAACAGGATTATCAAGAAATAGTCGCCCGTCTTATGGCTAACTCCATAGGGGTTAATGAAGTACCGAATGCGGACAAAGCGGATGATGTAACGTCATTGCCTGCATTTAAACCTTCAGGAAGCAACAGTGAAGCTTCTGTGGTCAATTATCCTTTAGAATTTTTGAAAGGAGAAAAAGGCGAGCCAGGTATACAAGGAGAACCAGGAAAGTCATTTAAGGTAGCCGGCGAATACGCCACCCTTGAAGCCTTGAAATCCGCTGTTCCCGACGGTTCGGCAGTTGACGGGTTCATGGCTGTAGGTACGGAAGCCCCTTATGATTACTACGCATGGGTGAACGGTGAATGGGTAAGCCAGGGTAAGATAGGCGGCATAGACGAAGCGCCAACTGATGGAAAGGCATACGGTCGTAAGAATGGGGGGTGGGCGGAAGTTCCCGAGCATTTAAATCTTAGATCAGAGAATTTAAACGATATAAATGGAGCGGGGTTTGCTACGCAGAGAATCACTGCTGATTACACATCACCTGAAAATAATTATCCTATTAATGAGAATGGAGCATTGATTTTCGCAAACGCCAATTATGGTCATTCTAATCAAATCTATGGCTCTTATCTAACTAATAGATGGTTTGCAAGAGGTGGTGGTAATCAACAGGGCGTTAGGACTAATTGGAAAGAGTTTGCATTTACGGACGACGTCCTCACCAAGACCAACACTTCATCATTCACCCCTACGGGCGATTACCAGCCTGCAACGAAGAAGTATGTGGATGATAAACACATTATGCTTACGATTACAGATGAAGCTCATATACAGTTGATTTCAAATCAAGAAGTTAAAGCAGGAGAAGCCGAATCAAAAATAAATCTTGTATTTGGAAGCATTGATAATTTTAAAAATATTATACAGAGATTATTAAGTGATAATATTTTATTCCTAAAAATTACAGAAAAAGAAATCTTTAAAGTAAGTACGAGTCACACATATTGCAATCCCGATAATGGAGCTTATGAACTTTCGTTTATTTATACTTATACTTCTATTGCCGATGCAAATAATATTAGCTTAGTTACAAAAAGAATTTTTATTGCATTGAATTCAAATGCTACAAATTTTTTCGTAGTAAAAGATATACTCGTTTCCGACAACCTCACCACCGTCACCAAGAAAACCGCTGCCGAGTACGATGTTATTGGTTCTAAGGATGAAGGAACAATGTATGCTATAACAGATGCTTGATATGAGAGATAAGAATTTAGAGCGGAAATATAAACCCTGATATTAAAAAATGGAGATAGTTAGATATGGTTAAAATTGGAGCTACATCTATTAGTAATCTTGCTGTTGGAAATAAAAATATTGATTTGCTTAATATCGGCAATGCCATTTTTTATGCTGGCTATCCTTATCCTTGTGTTGGTGAGAATAATTTAACCCCCATTACTCTTCAGCAATACATAGAGTTGCCTTATTTTGGAGACCTGCAAAATCGTCAAGTAGCCCTATATTTTTCAAAATATATAGAAAGTTTTGAATATAGAATTGTATTAGCTGGAATAGATAGCGGTTTTAAAGTTTGTCCTCTTAATGAGCAAGTAATTCCTGATGTTTACGGTTCTATCACGAATTACGGTAATTATGCTGTTCTATTAGGTATGTGTGCTCCTCGTTATATTGCCAACGAAACGAGCGCTCCAACGATGCTTACTGAATTTAAAATTGATGGTAAATTATACAGCTATAATTATATAAGAAAGTAATTATAAGAATTGAATTAAACTTATTTGATTATGAGAGTAAAAGTATTTTATGAAAACTGGTTTGCCAAACTTATCCTATTTGGCGACTACACAACAATTATGCTTTTCGGCTTCATCCTTACGAAGCTGAAAGAGTTGTCCGAAACAATCATACGCCATGAACGGACACATCAGAAACAGTTCTTCGAGTGTATGGAGATAGCGGCTATCCCGTCCGTATTGCTGGCATTCCATGTCAGTGCATGGTGGCTGTTACTTATCCCGCTATTCTACTACATTCTTTATTTGGCAGAATGGTTTGTGAGCTTCGTGTATCACTTGTTCACAGACAACAAGATTGGGGACGGCAAGGTCAATAAAAACGCTTACCGTGCGAGCGCATTTGAGATGGAAGCCAAACTCAACCAGGATAATCCGAACTACTTGAAAGAACGTAAATGGGGTGCATGGTTCAGATACTACGGTAAGATATGAAAATCCCGTCCTACTCTCACGAGCAAAACGGAATGACAGTAGTTCGCTTATTGATAAGAGACACAAAGATAGGAATAATTGACAAATAACGATAAGATGAGTACAGAAGTTGTAAATGCAGCCCTTCAAACAGGCAAGGGTATTAGTGATTTTGGAATGATGGCTATAACCGCAGGCTTTTTCCTTGTGTTATCAGCCTTGTTGATGGTGGCGTGCTTCCGTTGGTTTATGAATATGGTAAACCAGCTTATGACATCACAGAAAGAGATAAACCAAGACTATAAGGACACCATGAGGCAACTATTGGAAGAAACCCGTGCGCAGAATGAGCGATTGAACGTGCTATCGGAAAGTCTAATGCCCGAAACTCAGCTGCGTATAAAAACGCTAAGCAATGTATTCTTCGACCTTTCCGTTGAGAAGGTGTGCCGCATTATTAAGAAAGTACGTGAAGAAAACCATATATCAGACAAGGAAGCTACTGCAAGAAAGATACGCACATTGCTTACAAACATGCACGAGGACAGAAATTCAAAACTTGACTGCTTTTCGTATCGTGGGAACAGGCTTTCGGAATACACGGAAAAGAAATGGATAGAACAGGTTGCTAAAGCCGTTGAAGCGGAGATTTACAATGAAAACGGAGCGAACAACGGCAGGGCATACACGAATGTAGAGTCGGTCTATGCGAATATAAGATTGGAATTTTATCACAATTTGAATGAAAGATAAAGATGTATGGAAGAATGGAAAGATATTAAAGGGTTCAATGGATTTTTTCAAGTCAGCAATTTAGGGAATATCCGTTCTGCAGACAGAAGTTTTACTAATAAAAATGGACGTAGATATTCATTTTCCGGTAAGCCTCTTAAACAGCAAAGTAGTAAAAATGGATATAAACTTTCTTGTTTTAACTTTAATGGTAAGTTATATCGCTTCCTTACACATAGGCTCGTTTATGAAACCTTTATTGGAGTCTTAGATGAAAGGTTGGTAGTAGACCATATAAACGGTAACAAGACAGATAATAGAGCATCAAACCTCAGGCAAATAACAAGCAGGGAGAACACAACCATCTGTCGTAAAAGAAAGCACCCAGTGGGATGTAACTCGGTAAATGGGAAGTACTATATTGCAAGTTTTGGCATTGGGAAAAGCAATAGAGTTTATCTCGGCTGCTTCAATTCGGAAAAAGAAGCGGAAAAATCCTATAATGACGCTTTGGTTGAATACAACAATACAGGAACTATAACAATACGCCCTAAAAGAAAGATTAATAAAGTAATTAATGGGATGAAGGTATGTTCTAAATGTGGAATAAATAAATCTGTTTCGGAATATTCGCTGTGTAATCACGGACATCCATATAGCATGTGTAGGAGTTGTGTCAATAAAAGAAAGAGAGAGAAGAAGTGTGAAATAATAACTAAAGATAAGGAGTAACAAAATGAAAAAGAAACTGATTATCGCAGCGATTGTTATCGCTATCATCGTGGGAGTTATGCTGTACATGCACTACACACCGTTTTGGGTGAACCTGACTACTGTTGTATCATTCGGTGTCGGTGTTGTTGCCGGATGGGTGGCTCGTTTAGTTTATGACAAATATTTCAAGGAGGACGCGCAGAATGAAAGTATTGATTGACAACGGACACGGAAGTAACACTCCGGGCAAGTGTTCACCGGACGGAAGATTGAAAGAGTATGCGTATGCCCGTGAGATTGCCATACGTTTGGAAGCCGAATTGCGCAAACAAGGTGTTGACGCAGAACGTATCGTCAAAGAGGAAATAGACGTTCCCTTATCGGAGCGTTGCCGTAGGGCGAACGAATACAAGGCAAGTGACACAATCCTCGTATCTATCCACTGTAATGCAGCGGGAAGCGGCTCTGAATGGATGCAGGCACGTGGTTGGGAAGCGTGGACTTCGACAGGTCAGACGAAAGCCGATAAATTAGCTGATAGCTTATATGTGGCAGCCGAACGACTTTTGCCGGACATGAAGATACGCAAGGATATGACGGATGGCGACCCTGATAAGGAAAGCGGGTTCTACATCTTGAAGCACACGAAGTGCCCGGCAGTCCTTACAGAGAACCTATTCCAAGACAATAAGGAAGATGTTGGCTTCTTATTATCGGAAGAGGGCAAACGGGCAATAGTGGACTTGCATGTGCAGGGAATTGTGAACTATTTGAATAACTCTAAAAAGTAAACATCATGGCAGCAGAAGTTTTATCATTTCAACAAGAAGAAGGCAAAACAGCGTATTACGCAACGTTTGTCAGTGACGGTAATCCCGTTACCATACAGATAAAGAACAAGGGCGGAATGGTGACTGTATTTGCCAATATCGAGGGCATGAAGCCCGTGACATTGTATCCTAACGTGCGTGACAACAACGATGCCTCCGACTCTATTTTCCGCATCGCAGGGATAGCGAATGGCATAAACGTCACAATCAAGAGTGCTACCGAAGTATTGGAAGCCAAAATGATTAAAGAGGGATAGCCTATGAACCCAATCACTATCCCCAACATCAGCATCCCGACAATCGGTATTCCTACTATTGGGATACTTACTATAGGGTATTCATATATCAAGGATAATAAACCGGGACCAAACCCACCCCCTGATGGAAGGTATTTATTATTGTCGGATGGCACTCCGTTATTGTTGGCTAACGAAGAGCCAATATTACTTGCAGATAACAAAAAATAAAATGATAAAAAATAAAAAGATATGGCAGAAGGATTACAAATAGGACAACTCCCTCAAAAGGAGAACTTAACAGGAAACGAGCTGATACCTTTTCAGCAAGGTAGTAGCAACGGCTCAATGAGTACCGCTACATTGAAGAAATACATCGGCACTGGTGGTGGCACTGGTGGCAGCACTGACTATATGAACTATATCACCGAGTATAATGTTTCCGTCCAGCATCCTACTTCGGGAATTGACGGGAGTAACAAGTACAGTCTGGAAGACGCCATTGCCCAAGTTCCGCAGGAACTTAGAAATATCGGATTGAAGGTGTCGTTCATAAATTCAGTTGGAAAAGTAGAAACGTGGGAGTTCCAGGGTGGAACATTCACAAGCATTGATAATTGGATTCGGCAAGCACTGAATGTGGATGTTGAAAACATATCTGTGAATAAAATATCCTCCGATAAAATAAAATCAAATAAAACGATTGATAATTCGGGCAATATTATTTCTTCACAAGGAAGATGTGTTGTTGACGGCTTTGATATAGGTGACATGGATTATCTGTATACAAATTGTTATGGAATCTATTTTTACAAGAAAGCAGAAAACGGCCTTACTTATCTAAATTGGAAGAAAGCCAATGCCGCCACGGGTAGAAATATAAGTAAAATTCCCAAGGAAAAAGAGTCTGATTACTGTAGGTTATTATATACAACCGAAGTTCCTGGTAAATATTTTTCGGGTAAAGAGAATTTTATTTTTACAGAATTTGGAGTTGCAGAAGTTCCTATTTTGGATTATAGCAAAAACTTAATAACAGAATCAATTCTAATCAAAGGATACAATACAGTCAATGGTTCTCTATCTGTCAATGAGGAATATAATACGACTCAACTTATAGATATAAAAGATGCAAAAACTGTTTTTACAAATGCTTATTCTGTAGCATTGTTTACATCAGATGGTTCATATATTGGATATACCGGCAATCAGACAGATTCATTTCGGGAACTTAAAATAAACCAAAGCCCAGCCTATAGATACGCTGTCTTTAACTTTAACAAGAATACTCATGCTTTTGTTTCATTACATTATTTCCCTTGTAATCCCAATTCTATTGATATGGATTCAACTATGAATCATGATGAGATACTTCGTATGGCTTTCTCCGGAAAGAAAATGACATCGTTTGGCGACTCAATTGTAGAACTGGTTTCATGGCAGAAGTATGTATGGAAATATTTTAATATGGCTGACCATTATAACAGAGGTATTGGTGGGTCTAAGGTTACATCAGTTGGATATAAAAACAAACTTGTTGATGAATCTGGATATTATCATGCAAGCAATCCTTCAGAGGGGACAATATCAATAAAGGATTATATGTGTGGAGATGAGCGGGTATCTACTATACCGCTTGATACTGATATATTGATTATTTATGCATCAGCAAATGATATTTCAGGTAGTGTTGAAATAGGGAGTATAGATGATGGAGATGAGACACATTTTTACTACGCTTATGCCTTAATGATAAGAAAAATCATCAAAAGAATCCCCAACGCTAAAATTTTTGTATGTACGCCTCATAACTTTTATAATAAGTATGAAAATGCGGATTATCCATACAAAAATAATCAGAATCTAACTATATTAGATTACTGTAAAGTCATAAAAGATATTGCGGCAATATATGGCATTCCTGTCATAGATGTAAATGGGTTAAGTGGAATATCAACTTTAACAATAACCAAAGATTTGGGCGACCAAGTTCATCCTAATAATATCGGAGGGCAGAAAATAGCCAATGTTATAATCAATACACTTATAAGATTTGCTCCAATTAGTCTACAGGAACCACGGATAGAAGATATATTTCATTAACTAAATTTGCATAATGCTAACTCAAAATATGAAAAATAACATCTTAGGTGCGGTGGTCTATCTATCCACCGCCATAGTATTCGGCAGTAGTACAGCATTGCTGATGCTCTTTATCAAGGAGAACAGCGACCGTTGCCACTACTATAACGGCAAGTGGAACAAAGCAGACTTGCTATGTGGTGTAGCTGCAATATGTGCAGGTATGGTTGTTAATCATTATCTGTTGAAGTTATGAAGAAGTTAGTGTATATAGTATTTCTTGCGTTGACGGTGTATTCCTGTAGAACGAGGACTGTTTATATGCCGGTTGAGACAAAGGTTCTTGATAGTGTGATTTTCCATGATACGACATTTCAAGAGAAGCTGATACCGTACAAGGACAGCGTATCTGTTGCCGATACAACGTCATTCCTTCGCAATCCGTATGCCTACAGCTATGCTTCATTTAGCAACGGGATATTGAACCATTCATTGGGCATTTATCCTCATGCTACGGTAACGGTCAAAATGCCGTATTTTATCGAAAAGATAAGAAGGATTGAAGTGCCCAAGCCTTATCCGGTAGAGAGGGAACTGTCATGGTGGGAAAAGTTTAAAATCAATTACGGTGGTGCCAGCATTTCGATAAATCTGACATGTGTTTTATTCGTAATTGTTTGGCTCCCCATAAAGATAAGAAAGAAATTAACGATGTAGAAGTTGGCTTGTAGCTGACACTCTTTCGGGGCTTAGAGTAAAAAGAAAGCCCCCAACGTTCAAATAATTATTGCCACATAAAAATTTGAAAAAAGCATAAGACACCCCACGTTGGAGGCTTTAATATCTTCAACACGGTATCTTATGCTTTGTTCGTATATAATCAAATATTTTATGTGGCAGGGCAAAGATAAATATAAAATTCAGAAAAACTATGTGTAAGTCAGAAATCTTTGCCGAAACAATCAATCTTGTGGCGCAGGAGACCGAAATACCCGCCAGCCGAATACTATCTTCGGATAAGGATACGGAAACCGTAGACGCCCGCTATCTGCTTGTACAGTTGCTTGTTGAAAGGGGAATGTACCCTTCACAGATAGCTCCTAAAATTCACAAGACCAAACGCGCGATAAACTACATGATTTCCAATTTCCAGGAACGTATGGAAGGCGGGAAAATGTTGAGAATATATTGGGAAAACATTAGGAAAGCGTTGGGAAACAACTGATTTCATGGCAGTATCGGTATTTATACTTTTGTGATGCGGTTGATTTTGACCGTAATACAAAATATAAATCTCTATGGAAAGAACGTATGTCTTCAATCAAGACGGGAACAACGGAAATGGTGGCGGAAGCAAATTCGACATCATGGCTATGTTGCCCAACTTGATGGGAAGCAAGGGTGTAGACCCCGGACTTCTCGCTTTACTGAACCAGGGACGTGGCAGCCAAGACCAATGGGGCGGCTCGTGGTGGTTCATCTGGATTATCCTTTTGTGGTTCTGTTGGGGCGGCAACGGCTTTGGCAACCGCTTTGGCAATGGTGGCGGTCTGCCTGCCGAGCTTAACGGTGATGTCGGTCGTGAATACCTGATGTCAGCCATTCAGGGCAATGGCAATGCCATCAACCAGCTTGCTTCTTCTTTGAACTGCTCTACCCAACAGTTACAGAGCGCCCTGTGCAACATCCAGGGACTTATCGCCAATGTAGGAAATCAGGTGGGCATGTCAAGCCAGCAAATCATCAACGCATTCCAGTCCGGAAATCAGGCTGTTCTTACTCAGATTGCAGATTGCTGCTGCAAGACTCAGAACGCCATTACCACAATGGGCTATGAGAACCAGCTTGCGATGTGCAATCAGACCAACGCGCTTGTCAACACGGCCAATCAGAATGCTCTTTCATTGCGTGACGGTGCGACCGCCAATACCAATGCTATCCTTGCAAAGTTGGACGCTATGCAGAACCAAGCATTGCAGGACAAGATTGCGGCTCTTACAGCAGAAAAAGCCACTTTGACCGCTGAAATCTCCCAACGTAACCAGAATGCTACTATCCTGAATTCAGTAGGACAACAGATTGCTCCTTTGGCAGCAGGCTTGCAGGCATTGCAGTCCGATGTCGATGGAATAAAATGCAAGATGCCACCTACGGTAGCAGTGCCATACCCGCAATTGCAAGCATTTAACCCTGAGATAGCTCGTGCTGCGGCTTTCGGTGCTTACGCCGGTGATGCAATGTATGGGCGTAGCGGTTGTGGTTGTAACAACTACTGGGGTTAATTCCGGTAAGAAAGGGGGTAATTATGTGGCCTAACTTTTTTACAGGATTTCCTTTCTTGTTCCCTACTATTGGAAGGGCTAATTTCAATACCCTTCCTACGGTAGCCGTAACGGTCGGCACGGAGAACGTGACTTTAGAGCTGCCTAACCATGCGTTCCGTAACAGAAGCTATGTAGGCGGTTTCTATGTCAGTCTCCGCCAGGCGATACCTGCCGGTACGACTGCTACACTCCCGATACTGATAGGGACTAATGGGGATACAAGACCGTTGCTGGCTTACAACAATGAGCCGGTGACTGTCGGCAACCTTGCCGGAACGGGTATCTACGAAATCCACTATAACAAGTACACCAACGAACTGTTCCTTGTTAACGGTGGGTATCGTCCGACAACCGCATCGACACCGACTCCGACAGCAGAAGCAACCGCTCAAAAGAGCAAGTAGTTAACATGGGGCTTTGTGGTTATTTCCAAAATGGGAATAGCCACACCCCTTTAAAATCAAACCAATATGTTTCAATCACTTCGTACCAATAACCAGTTGTATATACTTCATAAGGATGCTAACCCGTTTATCGAATACGGTCCGGTAGTCAGCGTTTCCGCTCCCAAGCCGAAATATCCTATGGCACCCCCTATGGGACAGTTGCCCCAAATGGAAATGGTTGTGGATGTCGTTGTCTGTATCAACGGGCAGAACACTACTTTCCAAAATCTACCTGCCGGCATGGATATAGCCGACTTTGGACAGAACGGTAATATCGTAGTGTCATGTTCTCGTGATGCGATGAACAACGAGGTCGCTTCTATGAAACAGAAAAGCATAGACATTATCAACAGCATGGACTTCCACAATTCCGTCATTGCGGGATGTGATAAGATGCTGACGCTCTTGAACCCCGAATTTGCAGAGAAACAACGTCAGGAACAGGAAATATCCTCTCTGAAAGGGCAAATGGCAGAAATGAGCAAGAACATGTCCGACCTTATGGAATTGAACAAACGGCTTATGGAACAGCTCGGAGTGGCTGAAACATCTAAAACAAAGAAATAATATGGGAATGTGGGAAATATTGGAAGAAGGGCGCGGAGAATATGACCGTGACTTCGGTATGAGAGGCGGTAATCCTATGGAAGAAGCCTATAGAGAGGGTTGCCGTCATGGTTACGAGAGAGCCATGCGTGAGATGCAGGGCGGTGAAATGGGCTATCGTAACAGCGGTGGTTCACGCGGTGGAAGCTATAGCGGCGGCTCGGATATGGGAGAACGTCGTATGCCGGGTTACTTCCCGGAATATCCGGTTTACAACGAACGCCGCGATTCACAGCCTTACGGTGATGATATGGGCGAACGCAGACGCAGACGCGCCAACGGAGAGTTCATGTAATGGAGAGGGGATTATTCCCCTCTTTTGCCAATCACTTAAAATCAGGAAAATATGAAACAAAGATTAGATACATACGACAGAATACCGCCTGCAATGGCCGACTATCTCAGCCAGTACGGATGGCATTTTAGCAAGAAGATGTGCCTATGGGCTGTTTCCCGCATGAAGATGGAAAACAAATCTACGGGTAAGGAAGAAAAGCTGGAGCCAATCAGCAAAGAACAGGTAGAGGAACTTCTTAAAAAGTACAGTATAAACCTGGAGAAGGATGCAGGGTACGACAGCGTTTACGTGGCAAACATGGCGAAGTCGGATTACTACAAAAGTTCTATCACTGACGAAGCACATCTCGCATTGTTCATTAAGGATTACATAGATGATGTGGACGCTTACAATGGAATGCCTTTCACTCGGTTCTATGCCGACTGCATAGGCTCCGGCAACCCTATCATGTGGGAACAGATGATGTAGCCTATGATAATACAGGAATTTTACATACCGGATTATGATTGGGAAGTGCGTGTATATTATGCGGTGGACTGCTATTATACCGACCGCATCATCGCCGACCTTCAGCGGGTGGGATGCAGGGGGATGGATTTGGTGAATGCCTATAAGAACATGCGCTCCTGCAATCTGAATACGGGTATCACTTACTCCAATATCCGGAGCAGACAGACCGTAATGGTTATAGCCCTTACCTCTTCCCCGGCAGAGTTTCAGAACTCTTTCGACCACGAAAAGGGGCATCTATGCCGGCATATCTCACGGGCGTTCGGCATCGACCCATACGGGGAAGAGGCGCAGTACCTTAGCGGATATGTGGGACAGAAGATGTTCCCGGTAGCGAAGAAATTTTTGTGTGAACATTGCAGACGTAGCTTATGTGGAAAATAGTACAAGCCATTTTATCAGGCAAATCACGGGAAGAAGTATATAACATGCTTTCTCCCGAACAGAAAGAGACGCTGAACAGCCTTGCCGCGGCAAATGGTATAAACCGCCAACAACGTAGAAAACTTGAACGTGATGCGAAAAAAGGATTACATAGATGAACTGCTTGAATTGGCGGACAATGTCCTTTACATGGACTATTGCCGCCTTTTCCAAGTTATCCAATGGAACGTTTAGAACGCTTTGAACGGGTTCTCCATTGGGTTATACCGCTTGCTGTTTTGGTGAGGGTATTAGCTTGGTGTCTCTAATTCTTTTACATCCTCTAAAGCCTTATATAGCACATATAGCGTACCCATGTGACATTTGAACAAGTCGGTAGCACCTTCCTCTACGTATTGTGCGTAATCAAACACCAGTTCGATAAGCTCTTCCCGTAATTCTTCGGGAGATATGCTATGTTTGAATAATTCGTCTATTGCGCTAAGGTCGTATTGCTTCTTAGCAGGTATTGTATTTCTTTCCATGATGAATATTTGTTTAGTCTTTTATTTAAAATGCAATTCGTTGTAAATCAAGTGAACTAAAATTTTTTATTTCACTCAAACGAATTGAATAAGGTTTGCTCACCTCGTTTATAAGGTGAGCAAGAATTAGTTTTAAGGTTATGCTACATTCATTAATGACAGCAATTCATTCGATGTTTTTAAGAACCATATAGGAGAAGGGAATGAAGCGTCTTTGTGTTGGTGCATTTTCCCATATTTCTCACCTTTCTTTGTGATAATCCATTGAGGAACGTCTTTCCCTTTGCTTTTGCTATGTCTTGTCACTTGTTCTATCAATCCGGCTTCAAGCAATCTTCTGTTTCCCTCTTGTCCACTCATACGCTTCCCTTTTTTATTCATAATTCCTTTCTGTTTGAGAAGCTCTGATATTGGTAGTGCCGCTTCCTCATCAACAAATTCGGGCAATGGCAATCCAAGAGGGTCAGCTATTTTTTGAAGCATACCTAAAGTGGAATGATTATCAAGATTAAGAAGCTTCTTAGTTTCCTTTACCCATGTAATTTGGTCTTTCAGCACTAACGACTGCTGGGGATTATTCTTGTCTTCAATAGTTTTATGAACGGCGTGATGGAATACTTCCCTGTACACCTCAAAAACAGCTCTTACTTTTCTTGCAATGAAGAACTCCATACAAGAAACGGTAAGTTTATAATCAATTTTATTATTACCTCCCCAACTTACTTCATCTTGCTTGCCATTTTGGGCAAGCGTCTTGTAATCAACCCCCTCAATAAACTGTTCATTTGAAGTCAATGCTCTAACAGCCTTTCCTTTTTCAGAATAGACTAAAGGCCAAACTTCATCGAGATTTACGGGAAACTCGTCATCAGATTGTGACAACTTTAACACTGCGTTGAAATACGCTTTGATTTCGCTTTTGCTACTCTCCTTTGATAAAATAATCTTTTTAGCCATAGTTATAACGAATTTATTGGCATTATAGAACAGAAAAACGGCTGTTCACTTCCCGTTCGTTACACTCCTTGATAGGCAGTTGCTACGCCATTAAGCAATAGCACGGGGTTAAACAGCCGTTGTATTATATATACAGCGTACTTACAAGCATAAAAAATGCCTGCATATAGCAGACAACCGTCTGCCTATCATAAAGTGTAACGCTGCAAATATACCTCTAATTTCTATAACGCCAAATAAAAAACTTAATATTTTACTTTTCTACCCCATATCATCGCGTTATACAGCGAAGTAGCATACATCTTAACCTCTTCCTTGCTCTCAAGGAAATCAACCTTAGAAGCTGCTATCATAGCCTCTGCATAAATCTCTTTGTTTAAAATATTATTCTCTTTCATATTATCTGCATTTAACTTTTGTAAGTCCATACTTAGCCAACCTTAGATATATCGTCCTTACACTTACATTCAACATCTCTGCCATTCTGCGGGGCTGTATATTTTCTTCCTTGTACAACTTGGTAATGTTTTCTTCCGAAAGTGGGTCAACGAAAGGTTTCTTAGGCTCTGTTATCCCCATCCGTTTACGTGCTTTCGCTGCATATGCTTCATTCTGTTTGTCTTTTGTGACGTAAATAACAGTGGTCTTGTTAAGGCGTAGAGGGAATAGCCTTCTTTCCACTTCCTTGTGTTGTTCGGCAAGGCTTTCTACATCCCCGTTGACCGTAGTGTCAATCTTCTTGTATTTGTCCGGGATGCGGGAGTGTCTGTCTCTGATTATTCTGTCTGCTTTTCTCATTGGTTCAATATTTTAATAGCTCGCTCAACATCATCTTTCGACAATCCCAATAGGGTATCAGTCTTTACAAAGTGTTCAGCTTGCTCAAGAAGCATATCGCTATCATCATCCAGTATCACGTAATTAAAATCAACCCCAATATCTTTATAGTTCCAATTTTTCCCATTTTCAGAGTGGATATGAGTGTCAATCCATTGTTTTATCTCAACTCCACGAGGAATGCTAAGATGAATACCTTGCATAATGTAGGCATACGCTCTTATAGTTACTCCTATAATCCTATTTGCGTATGGAAACGGGAAAGGAACCAAATGCCCTATGGTAGTAAGCTTGCATTTCGTATCTTCTACCGTGTTTCTTCTCCAAGACGAAGAAATGACAATTTTGGCATCCGTAGCATCTATAATCTTGCCAAGTAAATCACACGCATCCTTATCAAGTGCATAATGTGACTTTTTCGTGGAAATTACTCCGTCTATATCAAGAAATATAATTTTCATGTTCAATGTATTATACTAAATTTATGATACCACTTGTCCGCATGGCTGAACCATCCTATAATAAATGATTTACCGAAGAGGGTTGCTTTGTATAGTTTACTCATATGCCTATTTCTTTTGCGTAGCGTTTCAATTCTCCAATGGAAAATAATCTCTCTTTCTCGTAAATCCCGGCTGCACTATGTTCAAGACTACATCCATTGGAATAATGCCACCCTTCAAGGAATAGCACAGCATCGCATTGAAGAAGGGCGGTAATATCCCTGCCTATATGCTCTTCATAACTCGTGTCCGGATTTGAAGACACCTCTAAGGGAGATACCGCTTCAAAACCAAGTTGTTCTATAAACTCGGAAGCGGATTTGCATCTTTTCTCAACATCTTTTATGTCATACCCGGTGATAGGCAGACTGATATATATTTTCTTTTTACTCATGTGTTTCTTTGTTCTTTAATTTATCAAGGAACTTGCTATCTCCCGAATAATCCGCACCGATAGCCTTTTTACTTTCAACAATCTGTTCCAAAAGGGTTATAGCTTCCTTTTTCACTTCTTCTACTTCATTATAACCGCAGGCTTTATCAACCAACTGCTCCATAGTCGATTTAGGCTTGGAAAGCTGTTCTTTGAGCTTGTTTAATCTCCAGTAGCAGTAATCAATTGTGGCGACGTGTTCTAAATTACTCATAGTTGCTTTTTCAATAATTCCGGGCTGTCGTAAATATTGCCTGCATATCTAATCCCGAACATATCTATCATTTGTCCTATTGGCTTATTTCCAAGATTTTGAGACAGAACTTCTAATAGCACAAAAGAACCGATTTTATCACTATACACTACTTCACATAGTACACCAGTGCATTCAACCAAATCATGCTCATATATTTCTCTATCATTGTATTTAACTCCCGTGAACTGCCCAACAGTTTCAGCCCATACGTCATCGCACCGGCAGTTTTCCGGAGAATATATCTTTGCCTTGTCTGTGAAGATAAGTCCGTTTTCGTCCCTTCCGGCAGTATAGAAAAAAGAGAGAAATCCATATATCCATTTCCCCGTATCAGTACTTTTTCCTCTGAATTTTATTTCACAATACTCATTAAACCCTTTCTCTTTCAGCAGCTTCGCTGTCTCTAATGTTACAAGTTCTTCGGTCATGGCTATTGTTTTTTCAAATTAATAATCTTCGTTTCGTAGTTGTCAAGCCCCTTTTTATGGGTACGGATAATCACTATACTATCATTGAGATAAGTCACGCTTCCCTCACTTGTACGGTGTTCTATAGGGTATTCTCCAGAGTTATTGCACCCGAATAGTGCAACTGTTGCCAAAATGATAATTATTTTCTTCATACTTTAAAGTGTTCAATCAGTTCGTTTACGGTAGCCTTGTGGTAATTGTCAATCTCAAAATCATTAGGCACCCCATAGAAATCCATTCCAGATAAACCTCCATCAGAGCCATCCCGGTATATACCCCAATCGCCCTTACCATTAGTGAATAATTGATTGTTGTCTGTATCATCCCTTAATGCAGCGATAGCTAGGAAAAGTTCTTCGTTGGTTCCGCAATCAACACTATCGGTTTCGTCAGGATGTGGAATGTTACTGAAAAACTCAACACTATATAGACTGTGTTCGGGTTCAGTGAAAATACATAAATCTTCGTTAAGTTCCGCCCCAAACAATCTATATCCCAACTTCTCCAACTTCTTCCGAAGCTCCGGTGTATTCTTTCTTATGAAACACGGTGTTGTAAATCCCATAGTTATTCCTCCTTATCTATTTTTGATTATTTCTCCAGCGTTTTTAGGTGTTTCACGATAATAAGATGTAACAGTTACTTTGCCACGCTCAACAAATGCTTCGCAACCAATAACGGCACAAACAGCATTAAACTCATGACACACAGATAGCAGTGAACATCTTTTACAGTTAATTTTATATTGTACCGCTTCATGCAGCACTCCGTCTATTATTATTCCGTTCTTTATTTCCATCTGTTTCTTCTTTTAGATTCAATTCGTTCCCAGTCAATCCAAATAAACATAAGTATAGGAATGACTATTAATAATGACAAGCAAAGTATTACTACTTCAAGAAAATCGGTTACTTCCATATCATCAATCATTAGAAGTTACACCCAAACACAATACTTTGTCACAAACGCCTATATCGTCAAATTCCAAAGTTAAATACTCTGTATCGTAAGGATAAGGGTATCTGCAATTTTTCAATTCTTCATCCGTCAATTTGCGTCTGACACGCATCTCGATTTCAAAATCATCGGAAAGGTTCTCTATGATTTTTCTAAGTTGTCCTACGTTCTTTATTTCCATAATCAATCTCCTTTCTCTTTAATCCGTTCTAACACATCTCTGTTGTCTTCGAGTATATCATCGAAAGAGGGGATAGGCATCCAATGGGTGGGTTTACCATTACGGCATTTCCATTTCCCATTTATAATAAAAGCGACTTCATAAAGGCTCTTGCCTTCATACTCAGACCTAACTAAAACGCTTTTTAACTCTTCCGGCAACCGTTCCTCAACGCTTATCCACGGAGATTGCTTTGCCTGCCATGCTGCGCCAGTAATAAATCCTTCTTTAAATTCATCTGCACCACATTCGCAACAATCGAATGCTGTATTATGACCGTTACAATGTTCGCAATATTCACGTTCTGAACATGGATAGGTTCCATTACAATTATAATGCTTATGAATTGCTTTCCTTGCTGCTTCTTCTACTGTCTGTTTCATATCACTGTTAGTTATACGTTAATCTTTAAAAGCCAATTCTCCATTCATAAGAAGTGGCAGCATCGAATCTCTAAGTTCGGAAAGAAGCCTATTCTCTTCATTATTTAGGTAATAAATATGCTGCTTATACATATTCATAAAGAAAGGCATGATGCTTGACAATATTTCCTTATCAGTATTCTCAATACAAAATACTTTACTATTGGAAGATTGAATATACTTATTCTCAATAATTTTCTCTTTTACTTCGTAATTCTTGAATGATGCAAAACTTTCATTCATAGCTTTCACTACTTCATTGGATGATTCGCAATCTTTTATAATTTCTGTAAGTCCAAGACGTTCAGCCCATACCTTATTAACTGTCACCTTAATAACATTACGTTCTCTGATGACACGGTTAATATCTGATATTATAGCGTTGAAGTCTCGATGAATAGTTCCTTTTAATTCTATCGGCAGATATGAGCCAATAGTAAGATTGTATCCCTTTTGCTCCAGTTCTTCGATTGAAAGCCTTTTAGAGAATGAATCCTGTTCTTTTACTGTAAGTTCGCATATAGCAGCAATCTGTTCATCTGAAAAAGTATTAAATTCCTTTTTATAGATGCGGTTGTAATGAGAAGCGCCACCTTCTCCACGTTGTTCTCTTACTTCAACAGATTTCATTCCCTCCGCATTAATCAGCATCACATCTTTACTCGTTTTCTTCTTATCAAACAAAAGTATGCAAGTCGCTACAGAGGTAGACTCAAACATCTTTTCCGGCAAAGAAATAGCAGCTTGCAGCCATCCCTTCTCAATAAAGTATCTCCTGCACTCTTTCTCTTCTTTGCTTGTAAGCACACCTCTGGGAAGAATCAACGCACATCTTTCACTCCTTTGCAGGCAATGCGCCACGAAAGCAAAATTACAAGTGTATTTCTGAGGTAAAGCTTTGATTATTTCTTCAGATACAGGAACTTTTAAATTAAATGGCGGGTTGGAAATGCCTACATCAGCTTTTAGAAATTCTGTTTCCGGAAACATCGGACGCTGTATAACTCCATATGTTGAACCTCTGATTACCTTATATGAAGCGATAATATCACCAGTGAGAATATTCTTGTTTACCACTGTCGCATCAATATTACGAATACAAAGATTAAACAGAAGGATAGGCAATACATTCGTATCCAATTCTTCGCAAACAAACTTTAAATCCGGATTAGTGCACCACTTTTGAATAGTCAGAGAACCGGAACCAGCGCAACAATCGTACACAACTTTCTCGCATGGTGTATAGCTAAGAAAAGCAACCAGCTTAGAAAGAGATACAGGTGTATAATCTTGTTTCTTTTCCTTTCTGTCTGCGTGGTAGAACTGATATACCCTTTGCATCCAATCTACAGTCAAATCAGGGCATAACTCTTTGTACTTCTCAAAATACAAAGTGGGATTCTGAGAAAACAAAGCAAACATAACCTTATCAGGCAGTGTAGTAATACTGCTACATCCGAAGATGTCACATATCTTTAATGTCAATTCTTTTAATTCCATATTTACTCTTTCATTTCTTTCTTTTTGATTTAATCTTGATTGGATTGTTTTTTTGTTCCGGTACCGAACCATTCTAAGCGAAAGCCGTGTATCCGGAGCCAATATTTAAAAGCGGGGATAGTTGTCTGTTTCATAATCAATGACTTTTAATTTTCTTATATTTACCACATGCTAATATTAAATTTCCACTTTTGTGTAATTACTAAAATCAAAATACAAGTATTGACACCAACCACCGAAGCGATATTTATCATTTAGATACCTACATTGGGAAGTCCACTTACTCTTTGTAATAATCTCGTACACCGTTCCTTTATGGATGAAAAGGTCGCCGACTTTTAAATTGGAAAGTTTAACTGTTTTCATTGGCACATTCTGCTATTCGCTAAAATCTATCTTCCCTTGTAGCACTTCCTCTGCATAATATTGGTCAAAAGACTTGTCACTAATCCACCAATTAAAACCGAATTCTGCATTGGTAAAGTTACGATTGAGATACCCGGCATCAATGAGCTTTTGTATGGTCTGAATCCATTTACGTTTTACATGGGGGAAGCGTTGCATATCCCTTATCTTCTGACGATAGTTCGACATCGGGCAAAGAATGCAGCCAATCCGTTTATATCCCTCATCATATAGCTTGCAGTGTGGTACTTTCACCACCTCATTCAGGAACTCCAACACATCACGTTCCGTCCAATTGATAATTGGAGAAACAAGTATCTTGTCCTTGCCTTTCACGCATGTTACCATCTGTTCTTTGTGTTCGCTCCACTGGTCGAAATTCCCGCTGAACTTATGGGAACTGATTTCGATTTCCTCACGCTTGCTCCGTCTTGTGCTTTCCTGCTTGCGGATTCCAATCAGCGTAACCTTTCCTGCACCGGATGTTTCCTTGAACTCGGCACAACACCATCTTATCGTTCTTGTAGGCAATAAGTGCTTTTTCAAAGCCATGTAGTAAATTGACATCTTAGGCTTTATCAGCTCCACATCCGGATAATTCCGTTTCACAAAGCGAATAACCTCTGGCGGGTCTATACTTGTAAGGTTCATGTGAGCCTTGAATTTTACTCCTGCCAGTTTTGCAATATGGTATAATGCCTGACTATCTTTTCCGCCGGAGAATGCCAAATAGAATCCATTCTCCGGGTCAAGTTCCAATGCCATTCTTTCACTCTTGCGAAGCAAGGTTATTGAATAATCTATTTTTGACTGTAAATTCATTTGTTTTCCTTTCTTTTATTCCGTTCCCGATTGTCTTCCGAAACACACATCTTGCACCATGATGTCTTTGTTCAGAACCACTCTTCATCCACTCCGACCTCTACCGAAAGCCAGTCCATGAGGAGGGTTATAAGGTTATAAATAGGTTTCATCTCACTAAACTTTTATCGCGTTGGCAATATTATCCGCATCCGACAGCTTTCTTACCAGCACATCAAACGCTGCTGTACACCGCTCTGTGTTCATATTGACCGTTTTCCCGATTTTCAAACAGTCGGAAGCAAGGTTCATCATCCTTGCCACATTTGAAAGCTTCAAATATTCCAACGTGAACCCGTTGAACCGTGCATCTTTCTTCCGAAGCTCTTTAATCCTTTCGTCAAACTGGATGCAGGCGTAATCACATAATGTCCTTGCAAGTTCGAACCTTGCAATCTCTGCGGAATGGGATATGCCGTTATCGTCAAGAACCTGCTTGAATTGCCAATACAACATATCCACGTGCTTGTTCACTTCTTCCGTATACTTGTCGTTGCAGTCGGCGAAAAACTCGCTCCGGTCTGAACCGATAACGCTGTTTACAGTACGCTCGTATTCCTTTCTTGCCTTATCGGCATCATTCAAATACCGCTTGAATGCCTGTTTGTAATAAGGCGTTCTCTTCATCGCATGCAGACACTCGATAACCTGCCCGCAACAGATGTCGTTCGTGAGCAGTATGTTGTAGGTGCACAGAACTACAAGGCTCTCATACTTGCTGATTATCTGATTTGCCGTGTCGGTAGTCATTGCCTTGTCTGTTCTGCCTTGTTCATATTCTTGTTTCTGCTCTCTTTTGCAAGTTCATCAATCATGCGCTGATACTTCCTTGCCACCAACGGGCAGCGTATGCGCATTGCATTGTCACGCTGCCACTCCAATTGTTCGATTTTCTTTTCAATCTCTATGTCCATGATTATTTACCGTTTGTTTCTTATTTGGATAAACCCTCGTTTTTCGCATTCCTTCAACAGCTCCATATCTTCATCCCTTATATCACATGGCGTCTCATGATTAACACTCATGTAATCCGATATGCCAAACTTTTTGCATATATCATAGTAAAAGCGTCTTTGCCTGCCTCTTGTCGTCCAACATATTGTAAGTCTCATACTTTATTGTCAAATTTATGTTTTCGCCAATACTTATAACTGGCGTACTCTCCACGTCTATCAAACATTATACGCTCGAATGTACCAACACGCCGCAATGCTTCGTTTGCGTACAGGTCTCCACCGGCTATCTTAGCTTTCAACATCTCAATGTACTCTTCCCGGCTATACTCTTCTCCGGTAAAAACATTAATTTTTTCTTCCGGCATTGAGTGTATCACTTCATCCCGCTCCTTATCGTAAGTGGCAAACCAGCTCATGATGACAGAACCGTCTATTTTGCCGTAAAATCCACCGTATGATGAGTTTTCCCTTGCCCGTTTAAAACAAAGGCAAACGTCCTCAATTCTGAAATAATAATACTTGTCAAGGATAGAGTTTACAATGGATGCTACTTGATAGTCATTCATATCCTCGCGGCTACGGCCGTAAAACAACAGAGTACCTTCTATGAACTTTACAAGAACCGCTTTTATGCAGGTTTCGTTATCTTTCCTCCATTGTGATAATTGTATGGGAGGTGCGTTTATCGCTTGGCTTATGGAAGTTATCTCATTACTGATGTTCTTGCAGATAGCAATCAGCTGCCTGGAAGATAGAACCGCTATTTCCTTGCTTGTTAGTGTGATTTCTGTTCCCATTGTCTTTTAGTGGAAATAACCCTTGGTAATTATTACTCATGCTTTGCTCTATTATTGCAATCATCATCTGCTTGTCACCTCCCGAAAGAGTTAATAGCTTCCGGTAACATGCCTCTGCTCCGGTCTGCTTGTATGGCTGCCCCCTCTCTTTTTTGTAGTTGAGCCAGTATATGAATATATCCTTATATTCTTCCTCTACGAAATAGAGGTCAAGTACCTCTTTCTTCCTTATTGAGTTTCTCCCGTCTATCCATGCTTTCGCTATTTCATTTCGGATTTCGGAAGGATATTTCAACGCATACTCTTCTGATTGCTGCTTTATTGTTTTCATATTATTACTTTCTATATCGTATTAAGAAATTTGTTCACGAAGTAAACTTGTCCTTTGCCACTAACTTTTGTAGTCAATGTAGTATGTAAAACGCCATTACTTCCAGAGCGTACGCCTTTTTTGATTACAAACAACCCTTGCTCTATGTATTTCTGATTTGGCACGTTATATCTTTCTCCATGCTTGCCCAAATATCCGTTTTTACGCATCCATGCAAACAATCTTTTTTCGCCTATATCGTATCCATTCTGCGCAATTAATTTTGCAAGCTCTCCGATAAGGCATGAACTTTCCGCTCCACTAAATGCGTTTGTAAAGGTTACAGCAGGTTTGGTTTCTTCAATTATATTTTTGTTCTGTTCTTTGAGAATTTGATTTTCGCAAGCCATTCTTTGCTTTTCCTCACGCTCATTCTTTAACTGCGTGGCAAGGCTGATAACAAGGTCGGGGTTGTTTATCATCTGCTCCAAAGTTGGCTGCGTGGCGGTCATACCGTATTTAAGAAGCTCATCTACTCTCATATCCACCCATACCGCTAAATCGGAATTTAGTTTTTGTGCAACACGAATAGCGACAAGACGGTGTGCCCAAGTGCCTGGATTATCTCCACCTCTCTTAACTATCAGTAAATCAGCCAAACTAAAATTTTTTAGTTTGGAAAGTGATGTGCAATAATCGCTGATTTCCTGCGAGTTAACAATTGTGGATAAATTCTTATCGGGATAGGCTTTCGCCATAGCCGTAAGGTTTACCATAACATCACTCCCTTTCTCAAAAGGAATTATATTTCCGTTGTAATCGAATTTAATAATTGAAGTATTCATAATATTTAATTTTTTAGATTTTGCTCAATAGAAAAGTTTCTCTCCCTTTTTTCGGAAAGTGAGGTAGCCCGATAAAAGACTACCAAACACGATAAGTATTTCAATCATGGTTGTTACTTCTTGACTATCCCCGTTCTTCTGTATTCCGCCCACTTATCGTACTGCTTCGTCTTTACGAGGAAAGAGAAGCACGAGCATTTTAATTCAATCTCCCTGCGTTCGCTCCATCTTGTCCATTCGAGAAGTTTTTTCGTAAACTCCAGTTCCTTTTCGAGCTTTGCGATTTTCCGCTTGTCGGCTGCACTTGACTTGGCAACCTTTGGTGCAATTTCGTTCACCTTGTGAAAGACTTCACGGTACACGTCAAATACGGGGCGAACTTTGCGGGCGATAAAGTATTCTAAGCAGGAGACGGAGAGGTGGTATTCTATTGTTGGTCTGCCGCCTTTGGGGTTTTCCGCTTTTTGGCGCAAAACTTGATAATCAATGTCTTGGATGAATATTTCAGAAGTTAAAGCCCTAACAGCTTCTTGCTTCCTTCCATATACCAGCATCCATACATCATCAAGATTTACGGGATATTTTTCCTTTGATTTGGATAGATTAAGTACAGCAATAAAATACTTTCTGATTTCATCATTTGTACTTTTTAAAGATAAGAATGTCGCTTTCTCGTTAGCAACTAACGTAGATTGTGGGGTACATATTATTCGCCCGTTCTCTAATTCTAAGTTTCTTGGCATTGTGATTAGAATTTGAGTTATGTATAAAAAGAAAGCTGTCCGCTTCCCTGTTTTCCGCCAAGAAACACTACTATCTGCAAAGATACATAGTTCACAAGGGAATACGAACAGCCTATATTTATAGATATAATCTGTCGAATGGATATAAAAAATCCATGCATCTAAGCTAATAAAGATGTTTTCTTGGCGGGAAAACACCGCAAAGATACTAACTCAAACCAAAATGCCAAAGGAAAAATCAAATTTCTTTCAAATAATCAGTTACCACTTCTATAAACTCGTCAAGTGACCGGACAACGACATATTTAGCGCCGATACTTTCAAACTCCTTTTGATAGGCTTTCTGATTCTCCGACTGCCTGCCTGTTTTAGTCTTTAATTCCACCCCACAGAAAGGATAAAACTTATTCGGTATAAGAAGTATCAAATCGGGGAATCCTGCACGAACGCCCATCTGCTTGAACTTTGCTGCTTCGATTGCGTTGCGCTTTCCTCCATTAGGAGCATGAACCAGCCTTTTCTTCCATTTGGGATATTTCAAGTCCCAATATTTAATTATAGATTTTTGGAGAGAATCTTCTAAATGTCTCATATATATTTTACTTTAAGTTCAACATCCACCGGCTTATCTTTCATCATGGAGAAAGCATCGAGTATCCTCTCCTTAGTCAACTGGATAGGTCGGGTCATTATTTCACTCTCTATGTTTTCCAATGGTATCTTCTTTCCGTCATAAGTAATAAGAACCGCAGAAGTTATTACGTAAGGACTCATGTCTTGTATTGTTTCTTTATCTGCCTTGCAATCTTCTTGTTCAACTTGCTTAGACGCTCTGCCTGCTTGCTGTCACCTCCAAAATTATGAATGTCTGACTTTAGGTCTGCGATAAGCTTCTGAATGATTGCACCTTCGGATTTGGTTATTGTAAGTTTCATTCAAGTTTTTATTTAAATCCCCATTCCTTCATGTAGTCAATGTTTTCAGGAAATCCCTCTACTGATTTAGGACTAAGGAATATTTTCTCACTCTTCAATGAAGTACCTCCCCAAACAGTAGCAGGGCATTCTTCATATTCTTCTTTAGAAACTTCACTTACATTAAAATGGGGTTGGAAGCCATATCCCATTACGCTTTCCCCTAAGTAAGTACCAAACTTCTTTAAAGCCCATTGAAATGCAATATCTTTATATAGGTAATGTTTAGAAAACACAGCCACATATATTTTATGAGAGAAATTTCCTGTTTCTGTTAAGTCAGGATTACATCTGATACAGAAATACTTAATACGTGAAAGTATTTCTTCAACAAACCTTTCATGCTTTTCGCAATCTTCTTTCGTTAAGAACTCTTTCCCGTCATTTGCAATGTAAATAGTCTTGGTAATTTCTTTTGTTTCCATGATGTTTTTTATTAAAGCCCCGAAGCGTATTCTCCGGGGCACAACCATTATTTACTAACCCTTGCCATTTATGTGTGGCTCACATTTATGAGGTGGTAGCAGGACTTGCACCTGCATGATAGGAGTTTTTCTTGGACTTTCACCAAGTAGTTTATTCATTGACATTGCGGTCTATTCGGCATTACCCGTTATTAACTCAGTGGTTTGAATTTTTTTTTACGGCTAACCGTAACACATTGACTTACCAACCTATCTATAAGAGCTTCACTTTAGCGTCTCTCGTTGTTCCGCCATACCACCATTTTTGCCCGCCCAATCTTCACAGACCGGACAGGCAGGTTAACAAATAGTTCCCGGATAGGCGGTCAAGCCACACCGGGATAGTTAACTGTTAGCTGAAATTAAATCACTTAACCCGAACCTTTCACGGGACTTCTGCGTGAGCAGAGGGCTTTCGGTTAATTATATCAAGTCTAAAATCTTTGTCTTTGCAATAGCGTCCAGCTTCATATCTTGAAGCCCCTGTTTCATGTATTCCGCTGCCTTTTTGTTGGCATCGTCCATGTCTTTTGCAGCTATTAGAACACAATACTTGTTCTCTTTTTCTTTCCCGTTGTCGTCTACGAAAATCTCAACAAGAGTAACCTTATAGAAGAACTCATCTTCCTGTTTCTCATTAACAATATCACGTATCTTACTCCGGCTGATTGCGAAAACATCACACTCACCGTTGTATAGCTCATTGCCTTTCAATTCCACATGACCGAAAAGCTCATCATCAGTTATGTAATGTTCGGTGACTTCCTTTTCATCGCCTTTCTCGTTAACCTTGTTTACTTTTAGCTTAAATTCGTACAGCATGATATTATATGTTTATAGGTTACACATCAGAACGGGAGGTCGTCTTCCCCGTCGGTCTGTAGGGATGGTGCATCCACCGTAGCCGCAGCATTCCCGGAACCCTCAAACTCATAAGGCTTGAAGTCGCCCAGGTAAACCTTTGACTTGGCTTCTGCTTCTGTCTTGTTCGCATCCTTATACTGCTTTGATAAGTATTGTTTGCAGTAATGGGTATTGCCGTATTGGCTCGGCTCTCTACGCTCATTAATATTAACGTTAAGATAGACGGCTTTTGCTTTCAGGTTCTCGTCCATACTTACATAAAGGTCGTTTTCTTCTATCGGAATGACAACGCATTTCTTATTCTTGATTGTTGCTATGCCCGCTTTTTCGAGCTTTAGCAAATTTACGCTTCCGGTTAAATTCATTTTCTATTCTATTGTTTCTTTAAGTAAATACTTGGTCAAATCTCTATATTCAGCCCATTCAAGAAATGAGCGAAGCAGATTATAATTATCCTGCTCCATGCCATCGTAGCGATAGCATGTTATTGCAGGATCATAACGTTTCAACGGAATACCTCTGACATCATATCCATGCTTTTCTTTATCATATCCTTCAAATATGAACAAATCAAAATGAAATATATCTGCATTGAATAATTGGAGATAAAATTTCCATTGGCAAGAATTTATGTAATCGGCATCAATAGGATAAGAATATTTGGTTTTAATATCCCTAATTTCTACGCCATCTATCATATCGGCACATCCTGTTATAATAGCATTCCCAAAGTCCTTATAAAGGCGTATCTCATGAAAAGCATCAGGATGTTCATTCCTGTATGCAAGAGCGGCCTTACATTGTGGTATGTCAAGAATTATCTTGTTTCTCTCAATGTCAAACGCTCGTCCGCTTGGCATTTGTTCCTTTTGTTCTTTCCCGTAATAAAGAAAGGTACGCTCACCTGCTTTAACCTTTTCGCATTTCGGTGTACCTTCTTCCACTATTTTATGAAAAGCTTTTCCAATTCTCGTATATGTATTGCCTTCAAATGCACCTGATATACTGTCAATAACCGATTGTTCAGTTATCTCATAACTGGCGTAATCGCTTTGTTCTATGTATTTTCGGAATGCTTCCAGTTGTGTTACCCTAATAAGAGGAAGTTTATTATTCATATTCATATCTGAATCCCTTATATTTTGTTCCATGCTTTAGAGACCTCCAAACATCACGCTTGTTCAAACCATATCTTTCTGCTTCACGTAAAGAGCTAAACCTATTAACTGCTATTCCGTTACCGTCTATCTGTATAATAGGAATACTTGTTGCGTTTCTATTCTTTTGGTGTATATTGCTATATTTCATGTTATATTTTTGAGTACACCATTCAAGGTTTGAATATTTATTATTTCTTCTGTTCTCATCTTTATGGTTGATGACATTATACTCGGATGGATTAGGATTGTGAACAAATTGCAATGCTACTAAACGATGTGTTTTAGCATGTTTCTTCCTACCTAATTGAAAGGTCTCATATCCATGTGTATCAATTACAGGATTAAGAACGCGACCTTTATAAAATCGTCTTCTACCATCTTTATAAACCAACCACCTATCCAATGATTTTACTCTACCAAGGTTTGATACTTTGTAAAGCCCTTCAAACCCAACTACATCTTTCCAAACTTCCTCCTCTTCTTTCATGCTTTAATAAACATTTTTTTGTCCTTGTCGAATGCGTATCCTTTTGTAGCAAGATTTTTTTGCATTTCAGAGAAGAACGGCAATTGCATGATTTTAGGCAGTGTCTTGGTTGCTTCCATCAATGAGATAATATCTTCATCAGTCATTGCAGCCGCAAGTTGCTCTCGTATTGCTGCAAGCTGCTCGTTGGCTTTTGCTTGTGCTTCTCCTTTTCCTTGAATAGATATTTTGACTTTTGAAACAATGTCAGACATGCAAGTATCAAATTGGGTTGTGCCATAATCTGGAATAGTAACAGTTTCAAGCCCGGCAACATTTTTCCCTACAAAATTATCTAACGGAGCAAAAGATATACAGCGTTTACCATTTTGGATAAATACATATCCAACTTGATCTGCAATTCTAACAAGCAGGTCTTTAGATTGCCCGGTACAATCTGGAGAGTGCTTTATCACATCACCATCTGCAGTTTCTTTATCATGGCAGATAAATATTATATCAGAGCCATTTGAACGAAGAAAATTGACGAACTCTTTGAAATCTTCGCCCATCTGTCCGAAACGTTTTAAAGAATTTGTTTTTAACTTATAGTTGTTTTCAATGGCATATTGGCTCAAATAATCGTCAAGCATAGACTTGGCTGTATCAACTATAATTGTTTTATACTCTTTCATTGCTTCCCGCTCACTATCTATGTCTTTCCAGTTTTTAGCCATTATAGTATCACAACGCTGTACTGCTCGGTCTGCACCTCTGTCGCAATCAATCAATAAGGGGGTATCGGCTGTTGTAGCAACACTTGTTTTCCCACTTCCCGGTACTCCATAAAGTACAATAATAACAGGACGTTCAGGTAGAACGTCATTCTTTTTTACGATTGGCATAATTTTATAATATTAAGTTTAGCAATATCTTGATAGTCCTTGACTAAGGCAGATGTTCTTTCTTTCTTCTTCCAAGCTCTTTTCTGTATATCCAAATGAAATACGAGCGGAATATTGTTTCAGCCTTTTATTAGAGGCTTTTCTATCTTCGTTCAAGAGGTTTTCCTCTTTATTCTTTGAAGACTGTTTCACTTTATTTTCCATTGTATTTTGTTTTTAAACCGCCCGTACAAGGTTAAAGGGAAGCGGTGCGCACTTCGCTTCTCTCACGGCTTTTAGTACGGTAATAGCTCTGACCTTTTCTGCGGCTGAATTTGGTTATTTATATCTCCATTTATAAGAACCGGCTGATGCTCTTTCCCCTCTTGCGCATGCTGCTATAGTTCCTTGATTTATTTTAGTAACTCTGGAAGCCTCTCTTGTGCTTCCGTATTCTTGAATTGGCACTCCTGTTAAACTATATTGTATTATAACTTTAGATGAATGATTTAGACTGCCGAATCTGCCTAAATTAGGAGTTTTTTTTAACCCAATTCTATATGCGTGTTTTTGATTATCAGAGGAAGAACACCATTCAAGATTTTCTACTTTATTATTAAATTTATTACCGTCTCTATGATTAACTTGTGGAAGATTATTAGGGTTAGGAATAAAAGCTTTAGCTACAAGCCTATGTATAGTGAATCTATTCATTACACATTTTCTACTAAGACTAATATTTAAATAAAGAGAACAACTATTAGGCTTTAAAATTTTACTATGAACATGTCTTACTCCATTTATATGGTTTACATATCTGCTCACAGATTTTACTCTACCTAAACTGGATATTTGATATATCCCTTCATATCCAATTATATCTTTCCAAATTTCTTGTTCCATAATTTATTTTTAAGAGGAAGGAGACAAGGGCAGACGACCTTTGTATGCTTATCCTATCTGGATGTCTTTCCAAATGTCAATAAATTGTTTTGCCGAATATCCCGCAAGTTCGCGTGTTTTATAACAAAGGCGAGACCCGCTACCCGCATGCGCAAACGCATCAGCGTAACGCGAATCGAAGAAAGCGAAAGAGGAAGGAGACATAATGAAATAGGGATAATACTTGTTCTCATCCGAGTTATCCCAGTCTGCTTTCCAGCCTTCATTCAGAGCTTCCGTAATAACTTCCATTTTATATAACGCAATGAAATGCCTGCGCATGTCTTTGGGTAAATCTGAAAAATCAGGGACACCTTTTCTTCCTGTTTCTTCCATTGCGTCTTCAAACGTTTTGATTCTATCCATTACGTTTTGATTGGCAAATATTTCTTTGCCGTATAGATTTTCAAGCATCTGCTTTCCTTTATTGTCCGCTTCTCTCCAAGCCTTTAAAGCGTTCTTTTTATCTACATTTAAAGTCATAATTGTAAGTTTATAGGGTTATAGAATAAATTGTTTCCACAAATCAATGAATTGCTTCCCGCAATAATTGGAAAGCTTTTCGCTTTTCAAACAAAGGCGAGACCCGCTACCCGCAACCGCCCACGCACTACCGTAATCCGAATCGCAGAAAGCGAAAGAGGAAGGAGACCCATTAGGCTTGAACCACGGATACCAGCGTTTCACGTTAGCATTGCATACATTAAGTTTCTGACCTCCATTTAGAGCTTCCGTAACGATAGCCAGCTTTTGATAAGCAATATCGTGTTCCGTCAAGCCTAACTCCAATAGCTTTTTCTCATCGAGTGGTTCCCTTCCCAACTCGTGGCAAGCATCAAGGTAGGTTTTCACTCTTTCTGTAACGTCTTGTGAAAAGAAATCCTTTCCAAAAGATTCTTCCAATACTGTTTTTAATTCTTTTGAACCGCTCCGATATAGTTCACGGGCTTTTTGTTCACTTAATTGTAATGTTTTCATATGATTGTTATTAATTGGTTTCAAGAAAAAACCGGACTATCTTCACAGACCGCCCGGCTACGACTAAACAAATACTTCATCTGTAGTGAAGATGTTGCGACACCCGGACTCGAACCGGGACGAGTTGTCAAGCTCCACACATCTAAGATTTGACATTCCTATCATAGAGTGCTGCGTCTACCATTCCACCATGTCGCAGTGTTTCCCGACCAGCACGTGGACGGGATTTGAAAAATACTCTAATTAACTCCTAATGCAAGGTTATGCCTCCACGGGGTTATCGTACTTACTATATTCTGATAAGATATACTCTTTTTCTTCATAATTTAAGGAATACGCTTTATCCATGAATTTTATTGCCATGTCCTCGTTGTTATCAGAAAGCGGATAGTAGTCGGAAGCAAATTTGTAAACTAACCATTCTAATCTCTTGTATTTTGCCTTGACTTCTTTAAGTCGGCTGTGTATTTCCGAAATAATTTCCGAAGCTTCGCCTAACTGCACATCATATTCCTCTTTGTCTTTCTGGGCTTGCTCTTTCAGTACCTTGTTCTGCGCCAAAAAACCGGAAATTTTGGTATAGAGTTCTTGGGAATACACAAAATCTGAATTGACAGAGAAATCGGGGCTGTTGGAATAAGAATATTTCTCTTTCTTGACAAGATACTTATAATCACTTCCTGTTTTACTCCAATCATATTCAACCTTACGCAGAGTTTTTGCATTTCGCAATGCTTCTGCAACCGCATTCGCTTCTTCTATGCTTGTAAAAGCAAAATCTCCAAGAAATGGAATGGTGAAAACTTTCAAATCACCCGGTTCAATATCAAACAGTTCAGGAGCCTGCGGCCTATCCATGATTTTAATGCCTTCCTCCATCATCCGGAGTTTTATCATTTTCTGTACATCTTCATCCGTTAATGCAAGGATTTCTTGCTCGGTCATTTCTGTAATTTTTTTCATATTGCTTGTTTTTTAAAATGAGTACTATCTGTTTTATCGTTCCCGTGAGCGTTCCGATGGTTGCCTTACTACTCTCAAACATCTATTGAGAGCCACGGGATAATTACATATTACTTCAATTTTCTGATTATATCACCGCCATAAGAATATTGAGTTAATTCTATAAACTCATGTACGGTATAAGTATCATTGTCAATGTCTATTCCCTTATTGGCACAGAATGACAGCCTTCCTTGCTTGCACGAACCGGTCAGCACATGATGCCAATGGAACAATTCTTTAGCCGATACCTTTTTAGTAAAGTCCTGAAAATGCTTTTTAAAAGCTTCCAACCTTTCCTCCTCGGTTGAATCGTCATACAATTTTTCTTGAAGCGAAGCAAAGGCCTCGTGCAATGTTTCTCCATGAGCGAATTTCCCATTCCTTTTTGCAACAAATGTCTCAGTCAATGTAAAGTCATCGTTCAGTATATATCCTTTAGCTACATTGTCATGAACATGCTTGATAATTGTAGGAATATCATCAATGATATATGCTTTGTCGCCATTGAATGTTTTAATTCCATCGCCATCGCCATCGCCATAGCCAGAGCCATCGCCATCGCCAGAGCCATAGCCATAGCCATAGCCAAAGCCATAGCCAGAGCCATCGCCATCGCCAGAGCCAGAGCCATCGCCATCGCCATAGCCAGAGCCATCGCCATCGCCATAGCCAGAGCCATCGCCATCGCCATCGCCAGAGCCAGAGCCAGAGCCATAGCCATAGCCATAGCCATAGCCAGAGCCAGAGCCATAGCCAGAGCCATCGCCAGAGTATATACTAAGAAACTTTCTTATCTGTTCTTCCATACGGCTACCTCCTCAATGGATTTTATCGCTTCATCTGTACAAGGAATTATTTCTATAACCCCCAAAATAGAGATTATCGGTACAACTAATGTAAATTTACAATCATTAGGTCTTTTCGTTCCCTCAACAGCTAATTGGCTGATAGATGCAGCCCCATACCAACACCACAATCTTCGGCAGTCTGTCAATGTAACCTCACTACCATTTTTTTCTTTCAATACTCCGTAAAATACGCCCGCTCTGTCTGCTCTAATAATTACTTTTTTCCCAATCATAATTCTATATATTTAAAGATTAATAAATATTGGCTCCCTTCAACGCAACAATACGTGTTTAGCTTTCAGCGTGCCCGAATTTGACGGGAAGGGAGTATATAATAGTACCAGCGATAATGACGCCCAAACATCATACTTTAACGGTCAACGGACGATTTTCCGCGCTGATACATAGACTACTATTGTAGTATGTTCATTAACTTAATCACGCTGCTGCCTTATGCTCGTATTCACCTCTCAATGAACAGTCTTCGCAATCGGTTGCTTGCACGCTATACATCGCCTCAGCTATGTGTATATATAGATATACTGCTTATCAGCGCAGGCTAATTTTACGTGCCCTGAACACGACTTCATTTTTGAGGGTTAAGTCTCCCATCCCGAATGTTTGGCTCATCGGTTTCGCCTATAATGCTCCCTCTGCACGACTCGAACGTGCGACCTTCGCTAACCGGAAATTACCGGATACTAAACCTTCGAACAAGTAACCATAGCGATGCTCTGCCTGGCTGAGCTAAGAGGAAGGAGCGTTGTTCACACAACGCGGTTTCTTTCTATAAACCTTTCAATGCTTTTCAAGTCGTACCAAATGGTACGGTTATTATATTTAGAAAATGATATTTCGGCATTGTTCCTTAGTTTTTCCAACAGTTTATCACTGCATCCTAAGTATGCCATTGCTTCCTTAGCGGAGAGCCATAGTTTGTTGACCGGCTCTACCTTTCCTACAGATTTCGTTCTTCCCATAACCTACCAACTTAGACTGTCGTAATATTCTTTGTTATTTAAATAAGTCTTTACGATTTGAGTATCGCTACAACCTTCGCCGAGAGAATCTACAATAACATTGTAAGCCGTTTCCGTCATGTTGTATATGACTTCCTGATTATAATCTGATTTACCTGCGATGCCGAGAAGGAATAAGAAGCCGATAAATCCTATTGCAAACATGGCTGTCTGTTTTGATATTCTGTTGATATTCATAATGATATTATTTAAGTCGTTTTACTATCAACCCTTCAGGGCAGCTTGTCGAATAAAAGCTATATCCGTTTTTAGATAGTCTGGACATGGTAGAGCGGGCTACATTGGGTTTTATATGCTTGTCCTTTATAATTACTGTGTCACCGACTTTTATACTTTTTAATGTGTCGGATGGAGATATTTTCTTTACTGCTATTGTCTTGATGTCATTCATATTTATGTGCTAATTGTATTAATCACCCACGAAACAAGAGCCAAAACGCCCTCTGTTGTTAGAAGTATAATAGACGGAAGCCGGAGCATTGAAATTATCATAGGCGCTTCTTTTTGCCGGCTTATAGCCTTCATTCTCCTTTCTTAATCTATTAGTGAACGCTTTGTCGTCAGCAGACTTATAGTCTACCATATTGGATATTTCCTCTTTTACGCGGACAGAAAACTTTGCCATCTTCCATGACTTTTTCAAGCTTTCAGACCAGGTGTATTTTCCGGTCTTGTAGAAGTTGTGAGCCTTTTTCATTATGTCTGATAAATCGTACTTCATATTTGCTTTCTTTATTTATTTTCTTATCTTTGTATTTACTTTAAAAAATAACGTTGTTGATTAACAACAGTGCAAAGATACTATCTATTTTAGAAAGCACAAAGAAATACTTTCTTTTTTAGTTAGTATTTTATATGTTATAAAACATGTTTTTAGTAAAACTCTGATTAATATATTGTTATGTTTGAGTTTAGCCTAAATTCCGCAGCATTTTAGTTTAACTTATTTTATAAGTACCTGAGCAACAAA